TCAAATTGTGGACAGCGGATTTAGCTCCATTGCTTCATTGAGATAATCAGGTGCAAGATGCGCATACGTCATAGTTTGCGTAATTGTACTGTGCCCAAGTATCTTTTGAAGTGTCAGAATATTTCCTCCATTCATCATAAAGTGGCTAGCAAATGTATGTCGCAAAACATGGCTTGCTTGGCCTTTAGGTAAATCAAACCCTAAAGAATGAATTGTATTTCTAAATTCTGTATAAGAAACATCAAATAACTTACCGTTTTTCCCTTTGTAAATTTCTGCCAGAAATTCAGGCCGAATTGGTATAGTTCTGTTTTTCCCATTTTTAGTGTCTACAAATGTCACTCTATTAGATTGTATATTTGATCCCTTAAGATTCACTGCTTCACTCCATCGAGCGCCAGTGGATAAGCATAACTTAGCTACATTCAACGCATCTCCTTCAAGAGCATTAAGAAGTATTTTTACTTCTTCCTTAGTCAAAAAGCTCATTTCTCGCGTTTTTGGCTTTGGTTTTACCATACCCTTGATGGGGTGCTCACCGTGATACTCTTGGATTTCTATTAGCGTTGTAAAAACACCACTTAATAGATTTTGAGTGCGGTTTACTGTGCTTATTGATATTCCATTACTGAATCTTTGAGCTCGATAATCTGCAAACATGCGCTTAGAAATATCACAAGCTCTTGGATTGCCAAGCTCGTGCGATAGAGCGTAAAGCTTTTGTTTATTAGAATAGCCACTTTTTAGTTGTTGCCCTTTATGTATATACCAAAGCTCAATTAATTCATTTAATCTGCGTTTATCTTTAGGCTTCTCTAACCAGTTTTTTTGTGCTTTTGTTGCTAATAGCCAGCGCTCAAATTGTGTTGCTTCTGCCTTGGTTTTAAATTTTTTTCTATATCTCTTACCGTATCGTCCTTGTGGACGACAATCGACCTCATAACCGTTTGGGATAGATTTAATAGACATTGAAATGTCCTCCCCAACGGTAAAATGGTTTTGCGTATGTCGTTAAGCTTTTTTCTGCGAATCTGAGCTTACGAGCCCGCATTGCTCTTGAGTTGAGAAATCCGGGCAAACTTGGCCGGAATCAGGCTCAACTCGTCCATTCAGCAACCACATTGTATATTGCGAAAATTTGGGGTTTGTCACAATTTTAACAATTGCACTATATGTGGGTTCCTGCCTATCAGATAGGTAATTTTCAATACTTCTCAATGGGATACCTACAACTTCTGCAAATGCTCTTTGGCTATATCGTTCCTCTTTTATAACTGCTTTTAGCCTTTTTCCGAATGTCATAATTGATCTCCGAATTAAAAGGTGGTATTTTCCACCTCATCAAGTGGGATTTTGTGTGACCACTCCTGACCACTCCTAAACTTTCAGAGGATACACGAAATGAGCAAGAAAGATGAGCGTCCCGTTATTGTTTTGAAGGTAGATCTAGATCCAATGACACTTGAACAATGGGCTGAAAAGACAAAACAAACTGTCAGAGCCGTTGCAAAGCAAGCTGATGATGGAAATATTCCAGTTATACAGAAGGTAAAAGGCGGCAAGCGTTATGTTAACCGCGCCAAGATGTTTCTTACCTCTATGGAAGCTGCTGATTGGGATGTGCGTGTTCCTAATGATATGTATTCGCTATAAAAGCAATAGATTTAAGAAGATGTATAACAATGAGCCAAAAAACAGTTCTATCTCTACATGATTTAGTAAATAGCGTTATCAACCATTATCAATTTACAACTAGATGTTATGCAGAGAATGAAACGCCACTTCATACGGTAGAGTTTTGTACTTCTCGATTACAAGAGCGTGCAGCAAGTCAACTTAATTCCTTAGCTGATATTGCCTATGACATGGGGGAGGGTGAATTAGCCCGCTTAATTCAATTACAAGCACAGCAGTTAGAAGGTGGTTTATCACCTATGCCGCTGTAGTTCGACATAAGCGATAAATTTCCTAGCACAACACCCATATACAAATGGATCTGTCAGGTTTGCAGTGCCAACAAGTAATATTTGGGCGCCATGGATGGCGATTTTTTTTGAGGTTGTAATGACGGAAAAAGAATTATTTAAAGCGGTATATCGAATTAAGCGACTTTCTCGATCTCGACGAACAAGCATTCTTGTCAGTTCGGAGGTTTGTAAGTTGCATAACCAATGCAAAGGTATGTCTATCGATGTCTTAAAGCGTATTTATGGATGCGCCGCAATATCACTGTTGATAAGAGATCTCGAAGACCCTTTGCTGGATAAATATAACTGGCGAAAGCTCATTCATTTTGATGAAGGGTTGCCATTCTAACTGCAATTAATAAAACACATAATTATACGGAAACAAATTATGGCTGAAATAAATACTGTAAACCTTCGAGTGCTTGGTTGTAGTGGCGAGAACCATTACCGATTAGCAGTAAGTGGCTATACCGCTATCAATAGAAAAGATTTAAGCAAAGGGATTATCGATATCGGCACCTTAAATGTGCCTTTTTGTACTTGTTCCTTTGCGCTACGAAACGAAAGCCTAGGCCTTATTTGTGACAACATTCTTTGGGCTGTGCTGCATGATCACCAGGATGAGCGAGTTGCTACACTAACGCATGATATGGCAACTGAGTTCTTTGCCGCTATTGGCGGTCAAAATAGTTTTGTTCCTATGATCTCATATCAAGCACCTGAGCTAAACCCTGCAAACTCTCAAGTTAATTCACCTATGGAGAGTGCCAAATGAGAATTGAGCTACTTAGCTTAAATGCGTTCGAGACGGATAACACTCACACACTTAAACTTCGTGATGAGCAGAGTGGTCGCTACCTTCTTTCCGTACCACTGACTAAAATTTCATTCCCATTCAATCCAGAAATTGAGCCCGATTCGTTAATCCTAATGGCGAATATTCAGCATGGCGACTCGATGCAAACAACAATACTGGATTCGGTTCTTACTCTGGAATTATATAACGTAGCAGTCAAGGCTGGATTTAAGAGCGATGAAACTAAGCGTCCATTTACAGGCCTTTCTGACGAGGTGTGTTTAGTGGCGCCTTTCCCTTCTAAGGGCTTAATAGCACGCGCGGACGAGGAGCGAATGCGCCAGTTGGGTGTAAATGTTAACCAACCGTATGTAAACATTAACCCAAAGGTTGAGTAGCAGTGATAGTTGCCGCATTAGCACCAGATCCACTTAGCCTTGAGCTTGCAAAATATGCAGGCTGGGCAAGTACAAAAGTTAAGCAGGGCAAAAAAGCCCGCTTACCTTCTGGTCTATCTGATGTGTACAATGTGTTTCGTAAAGAAGGGGCTCGTTCTAATGCGGGTTTCTTGGCATATCTAAAGAAAATTAGCTTAGATATGTTTAGTCGTTCAAGCAGAAGAAATCTGTTTGATGAGCTGTGCAAACTTATTGTCGTAAATACCGACACTCGAACAAGATCATTTTCTAACAGTAGCACTACGCAAAAGCAAATTGCAGCGCGCCTAGGTGTAGATCAGTCAACAGTATCTCGTATGCTAACCGATATGGTTAAAGCTGGACTTTTACGCCACGCCTTTATTGGTAACAACGACCCAAGAGATCCAAAGGCAGGTATCGTTTGTGACAAGAAAGGAATTCCATTTAACAACATTTACTATGTTGAAGATGCCTTTGCACTTCTTGCAGGGCCAACTGCGGGTAATAAACTCATCCAGGCATTTATCAGTAAAGATAAAGAAGAGACTCAGAAGTCAGGAAAGGGGCTTTATCAGCGCCTTTTGACTCTACGTAATGACGTATGGGAAAACACAATTGCAAAACGAGCTAAAGCTATTTCAGACAGCTCTATTGCCAAGAAAATTACTTCCGCAGCAACTCGCTCCGAGAAAGTGCGTATTGCTCATGATCGTCTTGAGCGTCAAGGTGGTCTTTCATCTCTAACTCCTAGTGAAATTGCTCTACAGGTGAATGGCTTTATTAAAGCTTGCCATGAGCGCGTCAAGCGACCAGATAGCGATAATTAATATAACCGTAGCCCATATTGCCGCCTCATTTATAAAGCCCTTACAGATGGTCTGTGAGGGCTTTTTCGTTGTGATTATTATTTGATCTAATCTAATGCCAAAAGCGATCACTTTTAACCAAATGATCATTAATGTGGATAACTTTAAATGATCACATGATCATGATCGTTGATGAGTGAACCTCAAAAAAGAGTTATCCACTTTTTCTGCATACAAGAAGAATAGCGTTCCTGCAAGCAACAGGGTGTTCCGGGGCATAACTATGATACATAGAATTCATACAATGAATTCTTATTACTATAGTAGTGCCAAACTGTGGATACTGAGGATAAGAGTGAGATCTTTTAAAAGTACATCCCATTAAATTTCCAATAACCTTCTGTGACGGTGATTTGTCACAGTGTCACTAAAGCTTAGATGGACCTAACGCTTAAGCGGAAATTTAACGGGCCCCATTCTTTGACGCAAAAGCATTAATGCCATCAATGACTCTTTGTGGACCCCGACAGTTATCCGTTGTGGATTCTTTCTTTTGTCATTCGACAGTCATGATCGAGCTCGTGATAAGTATAGTGAGGTTTATTACCGCTTCGCGGTGGCCATGCAAAGAAAGGTTGCGCTCCATACTGCATGTATTACAATGTAATACATGCAGTATGAGGTTAAGTGAGAGGTTATTATGAGAGTACAAGTTAGGAAAAGTGGCAATTCTGCCGTTCTTCGGATCCCACCGAATGTTCTTCGTGACTTAAAAATTGATGTTGGGGATGAGCTTGATATGAGTGTAAATCAAGACTCTGTTGTTTTTGAAAAAGTAAAAACACCTCGTGATGGATGGGCTGAGAGTGTTTGTGCGCAAAGCGCACAAGAAGAAGCGGACATGATGGAACAAGAGTTTGGCCACTTCCAAGACGAATCAATGGATGAATGGGATGGCGGTGAAGCATGGTAGATAAATTTAGTGTTGTATTGGTTGATTTAGACCCAACGATTGGATCTGAATACAATAAAACACGACCGTGTGTTGTTGTCTCTCCGACTGATTTAAACAACGTTCTTGGCACAGTTATTATCGCTCCAATGACATCAGTGCATCGAGGTTGGCCATTTAGACCGCTGGTTACAGGTCCAAAAACGAAAAGTGAACTCGCCATTGATCAAATGCGTGTTATTGATAAGCGCAGAATAAGAAAAACGCTTGGAAAATTAAATTCGAATGATATTGAAAAAGTACAATCGGTAATTGAGGATTTCTTTCATTAATCAATAAAAGGTTGCCGCTATAAATAACGTATTTATCAATAAATTGCTCTTGTATCTAAATAATTAATGCCCAGAAAAATTACGGTTTTTCTGGGTGTTTTTTGTTCTGTATGGTAAAATAAATATAATAAAAACAACCACTTTTTATTTATTTTCAGTGCTTGCCAGATCTATAAATATATAATAAAGGTGCTTATTTATGACAGGGCCGCAATTTATTGCGATTAATATATTAATTCATATTAGTATTAATAAAAAAATAACAAGTCGAGAGTTAGCGATTAGTACGAGTTCTAGTGTCTCATATATAGAACAAATTTTGTCGGTACTGAAAAGGGATGGATATATAAAATCAAGTCGAGGACCTAGAGGTGGATATACCTTAAATAAAGATGCGAAGAAAATAGCAATAATTCAGGTGTTAAACTCATTCAATAATAAAACCCTTAATAAAATTGAACAGGAGATCTATAGGTCTGTCTATCATAATATAAAAAAATTAACTCTGTATGATATTAGTCAAAAAATTCCTTCAGTGTGTTTGGAGGAAATATTAATAAATTAGAAGATTTAGTTATATGGAAGGGCTATTCACATATAAAAAGTGTTCGTAATTTCAATGATAGATTTATTCAAGTTTGTTATGAATTTAGAACATTAGGTCGAATTAAATGGCAGAAACAAGAGCTGAAACCAAGGAGAGGTCATGACGCAACCAATTGAAAAGCTCATAAAAGTAAATATTACCCGCTTAGGTGGGCCATTCACTAATGGTGAAGGTGTGTGGGCTGCATTTTTTTCTGATGTAGATAGAGATATTTATCTTGATGAAAGTAAGAAAGGCAAAACATTTAAGGTCGTTTTACGTAACCATCCAGTAACCACGAATGAATTGAAGCGGGGGGATACCGTTGTGGTTGTAAATAATGGTTCTGAAAGACCTTACACCAAAACACCTGTTATTCCAGCGAAGGGTGTCATGAAAAAAATATGGAATGGAGAACTATTTGATGAGTGAGAACGACCGCCATTTGGCAATGGCTCATAAGGCAGCAAAGGCAGAGAGGGAAAGCGATTTTTTACGATGCAAGGTGGCTGTGGCTTAACGCGAATGAGCTTGCAACGTTAGCATTGTCTCGATGCTGGTCAGAATCAAGAGCAAAGTATTGCTCTAAGGTGTTATCTAAAAATCAATAACCGTTACTTAATCACTAATGGAGGTCAACATGGCATCTTCAGGCGATAAATCCCAATCTTTCCCGCTGTGCTTAAAGGCATTGCGTTTACAAAGCGAAATTTCTCAAGTTGATATGGCTAAAAAACTCGGTGTTGCAAGACAAACATATTTAGATCTTGAACGAGGAAAAACAGAACCAAAGTATTCCGTGTTACTAAAGTTAAGCCTCATTTTTAATGTTCCTATTAATACTTTTTTTGCTCATTCTCAAGAATTGTTAGTTGAATACATTCCGTTGAAGAAAGCCACTAACGTTCAACTTATGTGTGAGCTTCAAAGTCGACTTGGAGGTATTGAGCGTGAATCAAGATGAAGAGCTAAAAAGATTATCCAATAGCGAAGCCCTGCTTCAATATAGTAGTGATCAATTACTCGAAGCATTTATTCATTCCTATAACGAGCAAAATATCGTATGGGATGAACTGGTTGCCCATAACACGAAATTAGAACAACAAGTAGAAGGATATAAACGTCAATGTGTATCCCATCAGGCTGATGTTGATTATCTTAATCAAGAGAATGAAACGCTTTGTAAAATAGCAAAGGGCGCTGAGGAATTAACTCATCGAGCGGTAGGGCAAAAGCAAGAGCTTGATTTAGCTAAGGCTCAGATCAAGCAGTTACAGCAAACAATCAAAGAGCTTAAAAAAGACAACCCCGACAAGATGAAGCAACGCATTCAGCGCCAAGTAGAGAAAGCGGTTGAGTCAAAAAATAAGATCGCTCGGCTTGAAAAAGAAGCAAAGAAATATCGTAAAGACCTACAGGAAAAAGGTGCTCAGCTGCAAGGGGCATTTGCAAGAATTAGTGAGCTGAAAACAGAGTTGTTACACAATACCGGAAGCGGTTTGTATCACAATGGGGATCACAACTTAATCATTTGGCCACAAGAGACTACTATGGAAGATGAGAACGGAGATCGATTCTCTGGGCGCTCCCTGCTTTATCTTCATAAGAGTGGGCGAGGTGGATTAATTAATTACAATCCAATGACAGAGCAGGTTAATCTGTGTGCAGCGCCTAAGGGTGGTTTGAGGCCAAGTGACGAGGTGCGAGAGTTTGCAACAAATTGGTTGTTTAAAGTGAATGTGACTCAAGGTGGTGTGGTCAATGAAGAGGATATGATCCCTGTCAATTACAATGGATGTAATTATGCCGAGACTGATTGTTAATGTGATAGAAAAAGAGGGAGCATTAGACATCTCGGTTGAGCAAGAGACAGAAAATTCAACTAATGATGAGCTCGCATATATAAATACATTGGAAGGGGTAATTAAGAGAACTCAAAATAGCCCGCCATTTGATCGCTTATTATATTTACAAAAACAAAAACTCATCAGTAAATAAACAACAATTATATTAAGGAAATAAAACCACAATTAATATGTCGTTATTTTTTATAGCAAAAGGAATGAGTTTAATAAATTTAATAAACCAAATAAAAAGTATGAGACAATAATTTGGTTAATGACTTAATTGGGATTGTGTGATGAATGCAATTGAAATGATTGTTTCGCTGCATAGTGCTAAATCACAGCGATTATGCAATACATCTAATAAGAAAAATAAGAGTAAGCCAATTTCAAAAGACGTATTGATTGCCTCTTTATCTGTAGCATTAAATAATAAAGAACATAGAGTAGGTTATGATGCAATAAAAGCAAAGTACCTTGATGATTTACAAGCGGCTATTCGGATAGCGAACGAGTTGCTAGCGAGCTCTTCTTCATTAGCAGAGCCATTGAAGTGTATCGCTATTAGCGAAGCTCTATCGCTCTTTTGTGAGGTTGTCCCACCCAGTCATAAAAGTCATGTTATGTCACTGTATCGAGCTTATGGTGCGCTAAGTAACCATTATAAGTATCAACGTAAACTACTCACAAAGCGACTTAAAAAAGCTGAGTCGATGGAAGATGTGGATACTATCACGTTACTTACTAAGCAATTACAAACATTGAAATCCAATACAGAAGCCTCTATCAGTAAGCGTGTTGAGAAAACCAATAAGTGCCCTCGATGCTCAGGAGTTGGCCGGATCAGCGCTGGGTTATATCAATGCCCATCTTGTGCCGGTAATGGACGAATAGGCTATGAGCAAAAAATATTGCGCCGTTACATAAAAAATCAGGGAATAACGGTGAGCTCGTCAGAGTTAAGTCATGTTGCCCTCTTTATTGATGAGAGTGTTCGTGACTTAGATTTTAAAGTGTTTCTTGCTGCTAAAGCGATTAAAGAACAAAAGATAAAGGAACGAGAGTGTGATTGATAAAAATAAATTGGAAGCGTTGGGGCTTTCATCCTTAGTTGCGGTGGTCGATTTAGAAACGCTGTCACGAAAGCCTAATGCTGTTATCGGTTCAATCGGTTGTGTGGTCATTGATTTACTAGAGCGCAAAGAAGTATCGAATTTTTATGCTCGTATTGACCTTGATAATCAGCCAGGTCGAGATATTGAATCTCACGCCGTAAAATGGTGGCATGTTCAACAAGCGCTTTATCCTATGGCTTATAACGAATTATATGACCCAAATCTGAATCGGGTCCGACTGCCTATTGCTCTACAGATGTTTGGTAAGTTTCTAAGTGAAGTTTTTGATGAGAAGAAGATTCAGCTTTTTGGTAATGGCCCTGAATTTGACAATGTTATTTTAGCTAATGCGTATGATAGAGCAGGACTTAAGGCGCCATGGCATCACGGGGGTAATCAGTCCATTCGAACCGTTGTACTCATGGGGCGGCTACTGCTTGGTATCGATCCAAAGTATGGTGACTTTGATGGGATAAAGCACCACGCTTTGCATGATGCAAGACACGAGGCGTTATATACCTTAGATATCTTCAGTCAATTAGATAACGCAATATTAAAGAATGAGTCATTTAAGTATTAAGTTAACAGATTCTGCCATTCGTAAAGCGTTATTAAATGATGATGTTAGTGAGCTTGTTGGTATTGGCTCCTCGTTTATTCTAAGGCCGCACAAAAAGCGTTTGTCTGCGACCTGGTATTTGGTCATGTACAAAGCATCTTCGCGTCAACGACATAAAATCGGTACATGGCCGTCATTAAGTGCTGAACGCATATTAAAAGCAAAAGAAGAGTTATTGCTGAGTGTGGCCACTAACCGTCCTCCTTTATTGAATGAATGGGTCTATATTGGAGAGTTACTGCACTGGTATTTAGAACGCTCTAGCATCGATAGATCTTTGAGTATAAAGAGGAAGCGCAATATAAAAAGCAGTATCACTAAGCATTTAATTCCTTTGCTTGGCGGTGAGAAAATCAGTGAGGTATCACCATCATTTATTGAAGATGAGCTGATATGGCCGCTTCAAGGTAAAATGGTGGTGTCTACGGTAAGACAGCATTTTGTATTATTAAAGCGTGCATTTAAAGTGGCATTTAAGCAAGAGAGATTGACATATAATCCTTTGTCAGACGTTGTCTTTACAGACTTTTTTGATTGTAAGATGAAAGGTAAACCTAGTGCTTTACTGCCTCAACACCTTGAGTCTCTCTGGAGTCATTTACTCGAGCAAAAAACAATATCTGGTCGTTTACCAGGGTTTATGCTCATGCATGGAACTCGAATAGGAGAGACGAGACAATTACGGTGGTCTTATATTGATTGGCGGTCTAAGCGTTTGGTAATACCTGAGTTTCTAACAAAAGGAAAATGCCCTGAGCACGTGATTATGCTAACACCTAACGCGATTCAATGGCTTCATGAGCATCGTGAATTGCAATTATCGAAAGGTTATCGAGGCGTTTATTTATTTCCAGGTGAGGTTAGGGCGACATGTTTAAATGAGAACCTGGCTAACCAAGTGATCCGCGAAGTAAGTGGTGGTTTATGGCAATCTCATGATTTGAGAAAACTCGCGAGAACGATGTGGATACAACTTGGTGTGGACTATTGGGTGGCTGAGCGATTGCTAAACCATGCTATGACAAAATTAGATGAGGTGTATATCCACACACAAGCTGAGGGACAAAAATTAAGTGCGCTGAATTTATGGCATGATTATTTACATAAATTATAAATAAAAGGGGAGATGAAAATTTTCTGCCCCTCTCTTTAGGAAATATCAAATATAAGAGTGTGAATATATTCAGTAAATATGATTGGTTTATTTTTCTTTTATATTACAAGGTTTAATTTTTTTTGTACCTAAAAAAATCGGATTCATTTTACTTCTAGGTAAAGAAATAATAGTATGTTCATAGCCAAAGTAATCACCTTTTACATATAGATAGCCGCCTAAATCTAAAATAATATTTAATTTTTTTGTTTCACAGTAATCATTATTATCACAATATTCAATAATTTCACTTGGGACTATAATTTTTGATTTTGGTGTAAAATAATATTTTCTCTCAATACCCCCTCCAATATTTAGAAATTTAAATGATATAGATGCTGTTTTTGATGAAACCTGTGGTATTAATGCAAATACACCAGCAGCTAGATAAACAATAAATGCAGGTGATGACATTAATATTGGCATAATTCGTCTTTTTTCGTATTTTTTAGCGTTTTCTTCAAAGTGGTTTTTATTTCTAGATGGAATTAAAATTAAATAACTTAAAAAAGCGAAAACAAGTAAAGATAGGATGACTTCTAAATCAGTTCTAACTTCTAAAACTAATGAAATATATCTTAGAAAGATAAATATAGATAACATAGAAAAGAAACTAATATAAATAAAAGTAATAGAAGTTCGCCAAAACCTAAGGTTTTTAAATGTTGATAGTTTATCATTCATTATCGATATATTAGGATTCATTGCATAATAAGAAAATAATACAGGAATGATAAGAAGAGAGAGTATCCATATTTGATTTGGATACTCAAAATAATAAACTAAGAAGTATATAATCGGTGTGAAACAGAAAAATATAAAAAAGTTAAATATACTCGCAATATTTTTATTTTTTATATACGTTGGTCTAGCATAAAAAACATCGTGATAATTTATATTCATAGGATCTGATATTACAATTATAGATATCGATGAATATAAAACTATAATAATTGTAAACAATAAGCTTAGCGTACCTAAAGCCATTAATAGCGTTGGTAAGACGCTTAAATCTAAAGGGAAAGGGATTTTTTCTCTAATCGTATAAACAATAAGATAGTAAACGCCTAATAGACTGGCTAAAAATAATCCATTTTTTATGAGTGTTTTTATTGCTTCCATATTTATTACCTTAAATAAGTTAAAGTTAAGTTATATTTGAATCTATATTATTACAATTAGTAACTATCTAAGTTCATTAAGATTTTAACATTAGGTATTGCTCAATATTAGTTAACTACGACTTAATTATTATGTTCTCACTCTTTAAATAATAACTTGGTCATGACTTATAATAGATTGGGCAGATCTAACCATTTGAGATGAGCATAGTATTTTTTCATTTTCGTTATATTCCTTTTATCATACAAAACTATCATCCTATTTGCTAGGCATAATGTGGCTTTGTGGCAAAAAATGAGGGCTTGTTTATAAATTTAGAGCGTTGCTATGGTGGTGAGGTTTAAAAAATTCTGTGAACTTTTTTTTGATGAAAAATGGCACCTCATCTTAAAAAACTGAGATTATGAAAAATCATTCAAAACGCCACAATTACGCCACGGGCGTGAAATGCTCAGACGGTGCTAAGTCAATACCAGCAAGGGCTAGAGCGAAATTTGAATGTCTTTCACAGAGGAAGATGTTTTTGGCGATTTTAGATAGCCCTAATTCCGCGTTTTCTTAGATTTAACGTTACGCGTTCTTGGGCAAATAGCCATGAATTATATAAATAACTGTCGTTTTAATTCCCATTGGAAGTGTTACTTAACTTAATTAAATTCTACGAAGATAGATTAATTATTATTACGAAATATCCTATGTAATATTAGGTTTGGAACTTACAAGTCGGCCTAAAACACTTAGAAAAACAGGCATTCAAAAAAAGTGATCATTTTGCAAAAAAGGTAAAATGATCACTTTTTTAAATTATTTAAAATCAATAAATAGCAAAACAATTGGTTAAAAAAGCAGCAAAAAACGAGATCGGAAATCCACTCACCAACTTTCGCCCTGAAAATCACCCTGTAATTTTGCAACAGATAATACCCAGAAAATGAGGGGAATTGGGTTGTGAGGGGAATGGAAAGGCAGAAGAGCAAAGAGCGAAAGGCAAGAGCGAAAGCATGAGCGAAAGCATAGGGTGGCATGGGGTGGAAGTTGAAAAGGTGAGTGGCTGCGAAGCAGGTGGCGCGATACGGAGGGGGTGTTGATATGCGTGTTGTTCTAGGGTAACCTTTCCCATTATGCGAAGTAGTCTCTATTTGTCGCATGATATCTTTCTTTAGTTCTGGTAATCGCAAGATTACTGGAAGATCAAAACCTCGGTAGTCTATCCCGAGGTTTTTTTTCATCCCAATTCTGTGGCCTCGCTTATGCGGGGCTTTTTTGTATCCGGAGAATAGCATGATACATAAAACCGATGCGGTAGGAGCCGTAGGTTCGTTGCCAATTATCGGGTACAGCCTACGCACATCATTAGAGCACCCTCAATCCATGCTGAATTCAACCATGACCCAAATCATGCATGGTGAATTCACTATGTATGGCTCGGACTGGTCAACTGTAATCGGTATTGTCCTAACAATTGTTGGTATTAGCGTGACTATTTGGCGTGCGGTCGAGGCAAGGAAGGCAAGAAAGAGTGCTGCATGAGTGCGAATAAACTAACTAAGCTCTCTCTTGTGGTCGCAATTGCTATTACGGGGACGTTTGAAGGCTACCGAACGGTTGCTTACCAGGATATTGGTGGTGTTTGGACCGCGTGTTTTGGTGAAACGCTTGGGATCAAAAAAGGAGATAGCTTCACGGATGAACAATGCAAGGCAATGCTCGCAAACTCCCTCAATAAGCACAATATTCCCCTTGAGGAGATCCCACAGCAATTGCCGCTTGGTGTCCATATTGCCACTTTGGACTTTGCTTACAATGTCGGTGTTGGCAACCTACGACGCTCAGCTTTGTATCGTTACCTAAAAAACGGAGACTATGACGCGGCCTGTGGCGAGTTTCCTCGATGGCGTTATGCCGCAAAGCGAGATTGTTCTATTCGTTCTAACAATTGCTATGGCGTTTATACAAGGCGATTGATTGAGCAAGATCTTTGCAGAGGAGAGCTATCAGTAGAGCAGGCAATGATAAAGTTAAAGGCTATCCCACTTGATAGCGAGATATTAAAGGAGCTAAGTCATGCTACTCAGTAAAGCAGGACTTGGCATTGTTGCTCTATTCCTTGTCATATCAGTGGCGTATCACTTTAAAGTTGTGAATCTAAAGGCCTCTTTTGAGGCTGCAAAACAGGAAGTGGCGGAAGTAAACCAACAACTGGCTACACTGCAATCTGTTAATAACAACAACCAAATACAGATAGACACCCTGCTTAAAGAGCGGAGTTCTTTTGCAAAGTTAATGGCTAAGAGGGATGCAGATAATCAGTCCCAAAAGCGTTTGCTTGAAGATGATATTAAGGCCATGAAAAATGAACTTAACAATAAAAAATGTATGGCAGTCCCTTTTCCTGATCTTGTCATTAAGCGCTTGCAGCAGTCCTACTAAGAGCGTTGTAAAAACAGAAATGATTTATGTTTATCCGCCAGTTGGTCTCATAAGGGAATGTGATAAACCCGCCATTACGGCAGAAACACCAAAAGAGCTTGTTATCGATACGCTAAAGCTAAAAGCGGCACTGCAAACCTGCTCACAGTATGTTGCTGATTATCTCCAGTGGGAAAGAGATCATGGCAAAAACTGATTGGGACTCTCTTCGACAAGAGTTTAGACAGTCAGCACTAAGCCTTAGACAGTTCGCGGAAGATAAGGGGCTTAACTACAATACTTGCCGAAGAATGATTAAAGCAGGGGATGCAGGAAAAAGTGCAGTGGCACTTGCAAAAGAGGTAAAAAGCAAACCTAAAGCAAGTACCAGCACCTCAAAACGAAAAACCAAAGGCAACCCAAGCCCTAAGAATCAGTTCAGGGTGGGCAACCTATACAGTCTAAAGCATGGCGGGCACTCCATTCGGATCATGGCTACTCCTGAACAAATAGCCGCTGGTATGGCAATGCAGCATGATGATGTCATTGCACTTGAGAAGATAGAGCTTGCCAATATGCGTGAAAGCCTTATCTCGCATCATGAAGACTTAGATCTGGCTAAATCATTAAATATCCCGCCTACAGAGGTAGGTGATGAAGCCGTTAGCGCGCTACAAGATAAGATATTTACCCTCACTGGCAAAATATCGGCAAAGCAATTGCGCGTAACCAATATGCTATCTCGCATCGAGACGCGAGATAGGCTTGATAGGTTAACGGCCAAGCAGTGTGATAATTTTGATAGAAAGAATGAAAAGCTAGAGCTTGAAATCAAAGCGCTGAGTGAGGATGGCATCCAAATTTATAGCAAGTTCGGTGGAATGATATCTACGCTGCAGGCTATCAAAAATGATTTAGTGCCCCTGTCAGAGATTGATATACCAAAGCTTGATCTTGAAACTGATTTCTACTCTTTGGATGAAGAAGAGCAAAAAGCTCTCTTCGTTGCTAACTGTACTAACCGATGGTGGCGACTTAACAATCTCTATCGCATCGAGAATGAAAAAGCAGAGCTAGTGACCTTTAGGATGCGTCCAGCTCAAATGCTGTTGTTTAAGCTGATGGGATTTAAAAACATCATCCTCAAGGCAAGACAGCTCGGCTTTTCAACATCCATTGATATCTTCATTCTCGATATTGCATTGTGGGGCGAGAATATTAAGTGTGGCATCATTGCTCAAGATCAGAAAGCATCCGGTGAGATATTTCGAACCAAAGTAGAGGTGCCACTTGATAGCTTACCTAGCTGGCTCAAGGACGAGTTTCCTATCAAATCTAAAAGAGCAGGTTCGACCGAGGGTAAGATCCTTTTTGAAAATGGCTCATCGATTCAAGTTGCCACTTCGTTCCGATCAGGGACGGTCCAGGTGCTCCATGTGAGCGAACACGGCAAGATTTGCGCTAGATACCCACAAAAAGCCAAAGAAGTGAAATCCGGTACACTTAACGCGGTGCCTCAAGAAGGTATTGTATTTATTGAAAGTACTGCTGAAGGTGTGGGTGGTGACTATCACGCCATGTGCATGAGTGCTGTTGATCTTATTAAAACAGGCCAGGAACCATCGAAAATGGATTATAAGTTTCATTTCTACGCATGGTTTCAAGACCCTAAATACACAACACCACTACCACCATCGGGATTGGTGTTATCAAAAGCTCAGCAGGAATACTTTGCGGCCGTAGAGAAAGCAACTGGTGTGGCGCTGAGTGATGAGCAAAAGCAGTGGTACGTCAACAAAGAGCACGAACAAGGCGATGAAATGAAACAAGAATACCCAAGCACACCGCTTGAGGCGTTCTTAACTTCTGGCCGTCGTGTGTTTAACTCAATCAAGTGCATGGTTGCAGAAGGCCAATGCACGAAACCTCGCATTATCTATGATATTGACCCAACCACAGGTAAGAAAACCAAGGCGCAAGCAATGCGAGACCAAAGTAGCGATGATATGAAGCGTAAGCTTCTTAACATGTTACTTGTTTGGGAGTTACCAGAAGAAGAGAGTGATTATGCTATCGGTGTCGATATTGCAGAAGGTCTTGATGGTAACGATAGAAGCTCTATTGATGTTGTGCGTAAAGATACTGGTGAGCAGGTCGCTCACTGGTTTGGGTATCTTGATGTTGGATTGCTTGCCCACTTAACTAAGCATATTGGCCTTATGTACAACAAAGCCTATGTGGGGCCTGAGCGTAACAACCATGGTCACGCCTTTATTCTTGAGTTTAAGAAAATCTATCCCGTTTCTCGGATCTATCAAGAGCAATACATTGACCGAGATGATGACGATGAAACGGCGCGTCTTGGTTGGCTAACGACGGCTCAATCTAAACCTATTCTTATCGAAGGGCTTAAAGATCTCATACGAAATGAAGTATCAGGGATCCGATGGGTTGGCACGGTGGGTGAAATGAATACCTTTGTGTATGACAGTAAAGGGCGTATGGGGGCGCAAACCGGTTGTTATGATGATCAGGTAATGAGTTATGCCATTGCCCAGGAAATGCGAGTTCGTATGCCTAAGACCATTAAAGCAAAACCCCTTAACCGAAAACCAAATCAACATTGGATGGGCCACTAATCATGAACCAGTCAACCAAACTCGAACAATCAAAGATACTCATGATTATGTCAGATATTGACGCTCAACCCGATTGGCGAACGGTGGCAAATTTGGCATGCGCTTACTATGACAACGACCAACTACCTACAGAAGTAAAGAAAAAGCTGAAAGAGAGAGGGCAGCCTGAAACCGTACATAACTTAATTGCGCCAACGATTGATGGCGTTTTGGGTATGGAAGCAAAGACGCGGGTGGATTTGTTGGTGATGGCAGACGATCCTGATGATGAATATGAGCTGATAGCCGAAGCTATCAATGCCGAGTTTGCCGATGCGTGCCGTCTCGGACGGTTTGATAAGGCACGCTCCGATGCTTACGCAAGCATGATCAAGACAGGCGTTGGATTTGTGGAAGTGTATCGAAACCCTAATCTGTTTGGCCCTAAGTATAAAATTCGATTTATCCACCGTGATGAAGTGTACTGGGACTGGTTTAGTCAAGAGCAAGACTGGTCTGATGCTCGGTGGGTAATGCGTAAGCGCTGGTGTGATGTTGATGTGCTTATTAACATGTTTCCTCATAAGAAAGATGTCATTATTCAGGCGATATCAAACTGGGATATGTTTGTTAATGTTGACAATATTGAAGGGCTGACCCCGAACCTTATCGCCGCTTATGATGAAGGTCAGTCATGGACTCGTGAAGAGAGTGAGTGGATGGCGCCACTTAGGGATCGTGTTCGCTTGCAAATTGTTTACTATCGAACCGTCGAAAGGAAGTTGGCCATCAAGTTATCTAATGGCCGTATTGTCGAATATAACGAAAATAACCCCATTCACCTTGCCGCTATTGCGTCAGGGAAAGCCGCGCTTGAGTATGCTCAGCTTTCTCGTGTTATTGAAAATTGGTATGCGGGCCCATTCTTTTTAGGTAGTAAGCTCTGTGATGCACCGGATGGTCGTTACCCGATAGTGCCATTCTGGGGATATCGAAAGGACAGTAATGGTGCTCCTTATGGCTTGATAGCGCGTGCTATACCTGCTCAAAACGAGGTGAACTTTCGCCGCATAAAGCTTACTTGGTTACTTCAAGCTAAGCGTATCATCATGGATAAAGACGCAACCAATATGTCGCGCCAACAAGTGGTTGATGAAGTTGAACGCCCTGACGGACTGATTGAGTTAAATCCAGATAGACGAAATAAAAACACAATCAGTGAAGTCTTTCAGGTTCAGCAAGATTTTAATATTGCTTCCCAACAATTTTCAGTCATGCAGGAATCAATGAAGCTCATCCAAGATACGATGGGTGTGTATGGCGCCTTTTTGGGACAAGAATCGAATGCCAGCTCAGGTATAGCAATAGCTAACCTGGTTGAACAAGGTGCAACAACGTTGGCTGAAATTAATGATAACTACAGTTACGGCGCGCAATTATTGGCTGAGCTTTTGCTCGCTTATATCATGCAAGATTTAAAAGGTGCTCGTAACCATCAGGTTGTTATTAACAGAGAAGACAAATCCCGCAAGAAAACAGTCATGATAAATGGTGAGTCAGAAGAAGGGGTATCCAATGATATCACCAATATGCGAACGCATATCGCCCTTGCGCCGATTCAGCAAACTGCCGCCTACAAGTCCCAGCTTGCTGAAAGAATGACGCAATTAATGGCTCAGCTTCCACCTCAGGCTCAAGCCGCAGTTATGGATTTGGTTCTTGACCTATCTGATGTTCCAAACAAAGCCGAGTTTATGGAGCGTATCCGTAAGGTATTTGGTGTGCCGAAAGATCCAGAAGATATGACGCCAGAGGAGCAACAGGCTGCAGCGCAGCAACAACAGCAGGAAGCAGCAAAACTGGAGCTTGCCATGAGAGAGATGCAGGCGAAGGTAGGTAAGCTAGAAGGTGAAGCTCGTAGGCTGCAAGCGCTTGCTAGTAAAGAAGAAGTGCTCATCGATAGTCAGAAGTACAGTAATGCAAAAGTACAAGCTGAGACGGGCTTATTGTTGCAAGAAATGGAAGAGGTCTCGCTGAAGATAGAAGATCTGAAAGGGCAGATGCTGTCTAATTTGCAAGCTCAAATAGATGCGGTTCAACTATAGGGCGTAATGATGAATACAGTAACTGCCGCAGAAATAACTCAACTACTCAATAATAGCGAGAAAGCATTTACTGTAAGCATATTGGTAACCCCAATATCGAGCCCTAAAGTCATAAAGCTTGCTAAAATTTTAGATATTAAAGTGATTCCAAAAGAAGCAGGGCTTGAGCTTATTATCAATGACCCATGGAGACAGACCCCTAGAGTCTCTTATTTTGCATGTTCAGAGCTGGTGAGAAAAGCAAGACCTAAAGCGGGGGATTACCTTGCGCTCTATGATGACGGGAAAGTGTGGATCGTTGCTAAAAATGATGTTAGTACCGTTGCATGATGTTAAATGATTATATAAGCCGTGGCTATGCCGCGACTTTTTATTGCCTACTAAATAAGGATATGGACAATGCCTAAAAAATGCGATGAAGTGATCAAGATGATGGAAGAGGCTGGCTGTACAGGTAAGCGCGTGACTAAGGAACTTATCGAGTCTCGTATTGAATCAGTGGAGTATCAAATAATTACCATTGCAGGCCAGCAGATGATGTTTTGTGGCATTCGCATGATAGGTGGCTTTGTTGCTGTGGGTAAACCCGCAACCTGCATCGATCCAAGTAACTGGCGTGACGAGATCGGCCAGAAGATTTCTTACGATAATACATTTGAAGAGCTATGGAAGCTTGAGTCTTACCGCCTTATGGCGGAAGGTTATGTTAATGAACTTGTGGATCTGGGTGAGGTGCATGAGACTTATATTGATAATAAGTTGATAGATCCTAAACCTCAAGAAGCGAGCTCTAAGCTTTCGGTGTTCTCAGAATACCACCGCCGCCCAATGATTGATTTAGCTCATGAGATCACTTCCGCTGAGTTAGAAACGATGACACTAGAAGGTGGTAATCAAGCAAGTAGCTTCGCAACAATAGTTATCAATGAGCAGTTTATTACATTTACCTATACTCAAAAGGTAAATGCGGGCGATTTTATTTGCCATGCAAACGAGAGTGATGTTTATCACTGCCCTAAAGCAGTATTTGATGAACGTCATTATTAGCCAAGTACACCAGATATTCCTAGTCACCTCTATCGTATGGAGATTGAATGCGCTGAGCTATCAGAGCGCACCAAGAAGCTCTCAGCGTTTATTCGTTCAGATGCTTTTTCTAGTATCTGTGACTCAGAGAGAGTATTCATGCAGGAACAGGCTTTTGCCATGAGTCATTACTGCCAAGCACTTGAAAAACGAATCGAACTCGCTACAAATCAAAAGTAATTGCTTGCACTACTTATCCTTACTGGTTCTGGCATCACACTTTTTTGAACCCTCTTTGATTGTAGTTTATCTGGGTTCAAATAAGTGTGCTCTCTCAACCACAAGGATATCACCTCTCAAAGCCCGCTCTCAATGCGGGCTTTGTTGTCTCTAGGGCTAAGGATGTTGTTTTAATGACCTTAGCCGTACAGACAACGATACGTCTAATCACTGGAGAGAAGAATGGCCGACATATTAAATATCACCGGAAATGAAACTGTTGAAGAGCTCGATGCAATGCTTGCTATGTATGACGATGCAGGCGTTGAAGAGAACGGTAATGGTGTCATAGAAGGAAGTAAGGGTGTTATCGACCAAGGTAATGACATTCCTAATCAAGATAATGCTAATAGATCAGAAGTCGATAGTCATGCAGCCTCGGCGCCTGCAACTGATGTTAAGCAACTTGAGAGTGGCCATAACGGAGAGCTGCCGCCAGTTATCATGGCAAAAGATGGTGTTCACACCATCCCCTATGATGTGCTGGAGTCCCAACGTCGTGAAACCGAACGTTTACGACATGAGCTATCGAGTATGACTGAGCAGCTATCTCAAGCTCAGCAAACAGATCGCTTGCTTGATTTGCGAAATAAGCAACTTGAACAACTTGGTGTAGAGCCTGCTGATTTACCTGAGAACTTCAAGTTAACCGATGATGTGATTGCCAGTCTTACCGAAGACTACCCAGAAATAGCCCCTGTCATTACGGCGATGAACGCACAAATGGAGCAATTGGCTGCCAGTGTTCAGCAGCAACCAACAGGGGGAAGCGCGTCAGTACCTGAGCAAGATGAGGTACTAGTCGCGCTACGAGGCAATCAAGAGTTATCGGGCTGGCAATCTGGCGATCCGGATAAATGGTCCCTCGCACTTGATATTGATGATGCTTTGCGTATCGATCCAGTATGGCAACACAAATCGTGTGCCGAGCGCTTTGAAGAGGTGGTTCGCCAAACGAAACAAAAGTTTGGTGAAGTTACTCCTGATAATGCGCAAGAAATAGCAAAAGCCAAAGCTCAAGAGGCGCAGCAAAAGGCTGAGGCGTCTTTGCCTGCATCACCGTCAGAGCTAAGTACGGGTGATAATACTCATGATGGCTCGCTTCTACAGCGTGCAGCAGGCATGAGTTCGGAAGAGTTGAGTGGATTAATGAGTAATATGACGCCTCAGCAAATCGAAGCGTTGCTTGAGCAGTCCGACGACTTTTAATCCTTGGTAATTTATTTAGTAGCCCACCATTACGGTGGGCTTTTTGTTGGGAAGACAACATGACAACAATCACTCCAGCTCAGGCTAAAACGATCCAAGAGGTTGGGCTGTTTACGGCAGTCAATAAAGCCAGATCGTTTGCCAATATGCTTACCGAGGAAGTGCCAAAGCAAGCAAAAGGCACCTCCAAAGAAGGAAAGAAAGGAAACCAAACCTCCCACGGCGCTCCCGTGGTTCGTGTCACCGACTTATCTAAAAATGCAGGTGATAACGTGGATATGCAGATTGTTCACCAATTATCTAAGCGTCCAACTATGGGGGATAAGCGACTCGAAGGGCGCGGTGAAAGTCTTAAGTTCAGTAACTTTGAGCTAAAGATTGATCAAGGGCGTCACATGGTGGATGCCGGTGGCAAAATGACTCAGCAGCGAACCAGTCATAATTTACGAAAGACGGCGCGAACTCTGCTTGGCCCGTATTTTAACAATCTGCAAGATCAGATCATGACGGTTCATGTTGCGGGTGCGCGTGGTGATTTTATCAGCCGCTCTCATGACGATACGATTGTGCCATTGGAGCTCGATCCAGAATTTGCGGAAATCATGGTGAATGAAGTCACGCCTCCGACCTATGATCGTCATTTCTTCGGTGGCGATGCCACAACATTTGAGCAGTTAGATGCAGCCGATATCTTCTCAATGGAAGCCATCGATAAATTGAGCCTGTTTCTAGAAGAGATGTCGCACCCGTTACAACCTATCCGCTATATGGCCGATGAGCTCTCGGGCGATGAGCCGTTCTATTTACTTAATGTAACCCCTCGTCAATGGAACGACCTGCAGCAAACGGCAAGTTATAAAGATTGGCAAAAAATGATCGCCTCGGCATTAACACGACGCTCTTCATTCAACCACCCTGTTCTCAAAGGTGATTGCTTGATGCGTGGCAATATTTTAGTGCGTAAGTACAAAGGTATGCCGATTCGATTTAACCAGGGCTCTTCGGTTTCGATTTGCCAAAACAATAACGCAGCAACCACGACATTGGTAGAAGCAAAAGCCACCATCGATCGCGCCATGCTGTTAGGGGCACAGGCTGTTGCAAACGCATGGGGGGCAACAGAGAGCGGTAACTCATTTAAGTACACTGAAAAGAAAGTGGATCATGATAACGATACCGAAGTGTCTATCGCATGGATGAATGGGATTAAGAAAATTCGTTGGCAAGATAAAGCGGGTCGAATTAACGATCATGGCGTCATTGTTCTCGATACGGCTATCACACTTTAAAGGAGTCGAACATGGCTGAAATATTTGCTCCTAGCCTAAATCAGGCTATCTATAGCGGTGCGTCCGGCAATTTGAGTGCAGCTGTTGCACAAGTGAAATTGAAGGCTGTTGAGGCCGATTCCGTCATTCATCTCTTGGATTTACCTATTGGCGTTCAAATCATTGGTTTTGATTTGGTGACTGATGGCCTTGGGGCGGGGGTTAAATTAGAGTTAAAAGCAGGCAATACAGTTATTGCAACTAATCAGGATGCAGGCAGTAAAGTAGCTAAGTGCACCCCGATAAAACCGATTTATATCAAAGAGCACGACGTCCAACTGGATATCGTGACAACTGGAGCGAAAGCAACGGGTGATTTGTTGATTTTCCTCAAGTATTGCTTTGTTGGTTTTTAATTCTCTCTATTCTCTAATAAGCCGACTCACGTCGGCTTTCTTGTAAGGTTTAACGTCATGAATGACAAAGTACATATTGTTTATGTCGGTCCTAAAAAATGTAAGCGCGATACTATTTGTGGTACTCGCACCGTCTTTCCTCGATACGAGCCGGTTCCCGTTGCCGTAGATGTTGCCTATCGCTTAACTGAATACGCATCCGTTTGGAAGTACGCTCATGAAATAGAAGAATTCATGGGGGCGCTTGAGCAACAACAACACCGTAAGGAGCAAGAAGAGAAAGAAGCGTTAGAGCGCGCAGCACAAGAAGCGCTTGAAAGCAGCTTTGTGGTTTGTTTGCATGATGAAGAGTTTGATTTGGCCAAGTACTCAGAAGCGCAACTTAAAACCTTGGTTGAAGCCGAAGAGTTGGCGGTTGAGTCAAAGCGTCAGGGAGAGACAGTGGGTGATTATCGCTTGCGTGTTCGAGACGCGATTCGCGCTTTCATTGCCAATGAAGACAACGCAGAGCAGGAGTAGTGGCTATGGTGCCCGTCAGTGATTTTTTACCCATCCTTCGGACCATGGTTGATGTCCCCATTCCTGGTGTTATGGAGCGGGCACTCATTCAAGCTGCCATTCGATTTTGTCGTGAAAGCCAGTGTCTTTTTAAGACGCGTTCTTTTGATGAGGTTTACGAGCGACAACAAGTATCTGCAGTAATCGGTCAGTTAGGGAATAAAGGTGAGCCCCAATTAAAAGGGGCGGGAGTAATTTCGTTATCGAGTTGCGATAAGTTACTGAAAACAGGTGTTGATTATGATGTGATCGGATTAAATAAAATTGTATTTAAGCGTGATTTGTTGAAGGTTGACATTCATGCTTATGCTGAACCGATGTTGACTGCCAATCAATTGCCGATAGAGCTTTTTCTCGATTATTGTCACATTATTTGTACGGGTGCGGCAGCAATATTACAGATGCAACCAAATCAAACGTGGACTCAACCTGATTTAGCCCAGTATAACGATCGTATTTTTATTAATGGGTATCGAGACGCGTTTAGAAATTCTATTGATCGTCGAAAATATGCGCCACGGCCAGTGATTAAACGGGAGTTTTATTAATGTTGGTAAATGATATTATTACGCGTGTTGCAATCGAGCTGGTTGATCCCAAAATGGTCCGTTGGCATAGAGAAGATTTAATTTCATACCTTAGCGACGCGGTCAGTGCAATAGCTATACGGCGTCCTTCTCTATTTAGTAAAAACATCCGTATTGAATCTAACGAATCTCCAATTAATTTGCCTGATGACTGCTTTCAATTATTAGTGGTCGATAGCATTAATGATATATCAGCACAATATGTGTTAATAGAAAAATTAAATCAATTTAACCCGTATTGGAGAAAAGAAAAGGGGATACCGACATGCTGGACTAAACATGATAATGAAACTACGAAGTTTTGGTTATATCCTCAACCATTAGATGTTGTATCAATATCTATTCAATACGCGAAAACTCCTATTGTTAATGAAGACACTACGATTATCGCATTACCTAATATTTTCTTTGGTGCGTTGGTGGATTTCATTTTGTACCGTGCATTTTCACGTGACAGTGAAAATCCAACAGAGTCTGCAAAATCTCAGTTGCATTTTCAGTCCTTTATTTTATTTATGAATGATTCTCAGACGTTAAAATCAATGAAGGATAACGTTCTTGATTACTCAACAATTAAGTGAATGAACAATGAATGTAAAAGGCATATTGTGTGATTTAATAAATCATCCAATTAAAAATGGCTTAATTCAAATTATATCTACATTAACATCTGAGAAAGTATTATGCGGTTCTATTGCAATAATAAAAACAGAGCAAGATGGTTCTTATGATTTTGAGTTATTACCAGGGGCCTATAATGTATATGCGCAACCTAGTCGTTGCTCTGATATTATTTTTAGTGGTTCTGTGGTGGTTACCAATGATACCCCTGATGGATCTCTAAATGATATTTTAGGCATATCAACACCTTTGCTACCACCTCAAGTTGAACTAATCCTTTCTGCAACTAAAGAAGCAAAATTAGCAGCGAAAGTCGCAAAAAGTGCGGCAGAATCTTCGTTAAGTTCTGCTCAGACAGCGACAGAGCAGGCTAAAATTGCAACAAGTGCAGCCGAATCTTCATCAGGTTCTGCTCAGACAGCGACAGAGCAGGCTGAAATTGCAACAAGCGCAGCTGAATCTTCGTCAGGTGCTGCTCAGACAGCGATAGAGCAGGCTAAAATTGCAACAAACGCAGCCGAATCTTCGTCAGGTTCTGCTCAGACAGCGACAGAACAGGCTAAAATTGCAACAAACGCAGCTGAATCCTCATCAAGTTCTGCTCAGACAGCGACAGAGCAGGCTGAAATTGCAACAAGCGCAGCCGAATCCTCATCAAGTTCTGCTCAGACAGCGACAGAACAAGCTGAAGTTGCAACAAGCGCGGCCAAATCTTCATCAAGTTCTGCTCAGACAGCCTCAGAACAGGCTCAAATTGCACTGGAAATAGCTAAAGAACTTAAAGATATTTTAGCTAACTTAGCTCTTAATCATGTTCACGACTATAGCGATAAACATGTTGATTTAGCAGATACATCAAATGTCATCTATTCGACATTACCGCGAAACGTGATGGCAATTATACCTTCGGGGGAAATGCAGCAAATAAATGATGAAAATGATTATCCGCTATTTCAACCGAGAGCTGATATTGAATATGTATTGTCGATACAAACGTACTCATCGGAAATTGGATTCGAGCAAACGCTGACTATTATTGAGCGAACAGATATCAAGCATGACGTCAACTTTACACTGAAACGGTCCGGTCGATCTTTTGTTGATGCTACGCAATGGGATTCAATGGTAGGGATACCAATGAATAAAGAAATTACAGTTGACACACTGCTATTTCGTAATGACGTTCGCGCTATTGATATTTAAGGGGAACTAAATGAGTATTTTATTAGAAGGTTTCGATAATTTAAATTCATCTGATTCTATCCAGAATCAATTACCACGCTTTGAGTGTATTAAACAAGATGCAATATCAATCGTAAATCTAGTAAATAACGGTCAATGTTTGCGAACAACTAGTAATGCGTATTTAAAACACGCTGTAAACGCTACTGCGATCCCATCAATTTTTTATGCATATGTTTTATCAGTTGGAACCAGATTTAAAGTATCAAAATATGCTAAAAACAATGTGTTAATGCAATTTTCGTTTAATAAGTCAAATTCGGCACAATTAATAACTGATTCTGAATCAAATATTCTGAAAAATGAGTTCGACCTAGTAATATCCGTAATTAATGATGCATTGTATATTTCAATTCCCTCACTAAAAATAAAGCAGAGATTAACTCGTGTAATTTTCAATTCTAGTAATTATATTGAACTACGAATAGAGATAGATGATACATATGAATCATCACCAGAACGATTGGCTGGGATCTGGGTGAATGGCGTTTCTGTTTTTTCTCTAAAAAAGTTCGCCGTGAATACTAAAATGTTAAATCAATCGCTGTTTTTTGCATACGCAACTGATGATATGGCTATTGATTTAGATGATATTTATGTCAAATCCTCAGTGCACTCTAACCGGAATGAGAATGAGATCGGCATTCCGATTCTAGCAAGTGCAAAAATTAAAAATTTACACATAACAGATACAGTCTCAAACGATTTTACTGTTAATAATTCCGATAATGCCGCAACAGCGATATCAGATAATGATGATAATACATCAATTAGTTCGACTCATGCCGCGAGTGCTGTTTTTAATATAGATGATCGAGTCGGAGATATATACGCTATGCAATTTGACGTTAAAGGACGTTCTGATACGGATGGCGCTGTAACGATGTCTCTAGTAGATAGTGCTGGTGTCGCAATATCGAATAATTGTACTGCAGCGCTCTCTGAAACAACTGTTGTTAAATCGACGGCTGCAATTGAGTTGTTAGACAAAAAATCATCAATATCTGCTGCAATTAAAAATGGAGCGCAACTGAGCGTTAAATCGTAATGATGCACATAGCTACAATTAACGCAATTACGGCTACTCATAGCTGTAATGCTCAAATCAGTCGTATTGGTTTGGCCGCATTGACAAACAATAGTGACGTAGCAATACACGAACTGTCGTGCGCGTATCTGAGCAACTCATCTGGAGCTATATTATCTAATGTTCACGCTATTAACGTACAAAAACATCTTGAATTGAGTGTCAGAATCGCATCTGTGTATTTTGACACTGCTCCGTCACTGTCAAATATTTTTAAAATAACGGGTGTTAAGTCTTTTCGAAATATAGTGACGTAGGAAGCAAATATATGTTAATCAACATCCCAGTTATGAGGGGCATGGTGCCGCGGTTAAAGCCGCACTTATTACAAGATAGCATGGCAACCATTGCTCATGATTGTCATTTTGAAAATGGCATTATTTCCCCGCTTCGCACAGACAGTTACTTGCAATCCTTACCCATTCGACCTAAGACATTGTTTAAATACACGGATGAACATTGGTTTTTATGGCGAAGTGATGTCGATGCCATACATAACCCCATGGCTCAAGATAAATGGCAAAGGGTGTATTTTACAGGAGAAGGAAAACCTAAAGTTACTGCTCAAGATATCGCAATAGGCGCAGTCAGTCCGGCAAGCAGTTACGATTTAGGGGTGCCTCCTCCGAGTTCACCCCCTGCGATTAATCGTGTTGACGCTTCAACCGGTGTAGAGCCACCGGCTGGGCAAGCGGCGATCTTAGATGATGAGGATCGCTACTATATCCAAACGTTCGTTACTCGCTTTGGTGAAGAGGGTAAACCGTCATTACCAAGCAGTGCGGTTTTTATTGAAAAACCTGGGTCAACCGTTCATATCACCCTGTCTCGTCCCGAATCCAATACCCATAATATCACCCACACTCGGTTATACCGCTCTGTGACCAGCACGACAGGAGCGGAATACATGCTTGTGGCTGAGCTTCCTATTTCTCAAGGGACCTATGCCGATAGCGCCAAAGAGCTTAACTCACCCATTTTAGAAACGTGGGACTTTGATTTACCAGATGAGAATATGCAGGGACTGTGCGTTATGGCTAATGGTATTTGCGCAGGTTTTGCTGGAAATGAAGTGATGTTCTCGCAAGCTTATCTGCCTTATGCGTGGCCAAAAGGGTATCGAGGAACAACAGATCACGACATCGTGGCCATTGCACCCATTGGTACGAGTTTGGTAGTGGTGACTAAAGGCTATCCTTATCTCTTTTCTGGGGTGACACCCAGCGCTATTAACGGTGAAAAAATAGGTAGCGAGCAATCTTGCGTCAGTAAAGATTCGGTTGCCGTGGTTAATGGCTCGGTGTTGTATGCCTCTCCTGACGGGATAATTGCCGTAGGCGCTGATGGTGCCATCAATATTACCGATCAGCTGATAACCCGAGAGCAGTGGCAAGACTATAAACCCGAAACGCTAAGGGCGTGGGCCAATGAAGGGCTTTACGTGGCACTGTTTGATGGCGGCGCATTTGTCTTTGATCCCGTCTCTCAAGATTTTAGAACCTTATCAAGTGACTGGGATTGCGCTTATGTTGATTTAGAGCGAGATACGCTTTTTATCGTCAATGGCGATAGGTTGAGTGTTTGGCAAGGCGGTCAGGCTTATCGAGTGGCAACATGGAAAAGTAAGGTCTTTATACTCCATACCGACGGTTTGCTTTCTTGTGCGCGCGTTATCGCTGATGAGCCATCAAAAGTTGGGGTTAAAATCTATGCCGATGATGTTTTGTTGTATGAATTAGCTCAAGGGGAGGTGACAAACCGTGGCTTTAGGCTTCCCGCTGTACGTGCAACCAACTGGCAAATAGAAGTGGTAGGAGAGACGGAAATTCAGCGCTTAGCGATGGCAAGCTCGATGCAGGAGTTGACCTAATGGCACGTTCACCGATAGCGCGTTCGGGTTTTCGTGGCGACAGAAGTGCCGCTTCTCTTCAAGAGAATATGGAGTTGCTAACAGGTCAACGGGGCGATGGTTTAGATAGAGCACTCACCCTTCGTGATATGGTGAGTCTCGGGGTGTTAGGGGCGCAGCGAAATGGGAATGGCTCGGTTATTCCTAAGCCGCTCCCGCCGGTTACGCCTGACGGTGGGGTAGTCGAAATGCCTCATGCTCCTAAGGGGTTTCGTGGAATGGGTGGCTTTGGCGCCATCATGCTGGAGTGGACCAACCCAACATTTAAAGGGTATGCGCACACCGAAGTATGGCGAGCTGCACCGTTAGCCAATCAAGCTAAGCCGTCAATCGGTGATGCGGTCTTGATTGCTACAACGCCTGCAACGGTTTTTGGTGATATCGTAAAACCTGGCTCTACCTTCTACTACTGGATACGCTTTATCAACCTTAACGACATCTCAGGTCCTTACAACGGGGTAGATGGCGTTAAAGTCTCTACCAGTCCCGATATCTCAGACATCATTGATGATGTGGGTGAGCAGATGAAAGATTCTGAGCTTATTCAAGATCTGAACAAGGGAATTGAGGGGGTTACCGCAGCAGTCCAAGAAAATACGAAGGTTATTGAAAAGCTCAATGCTGATGGTTCAAAAGCCTATCAATCCATGTGGAACGTTAAAGCGCAAGCAGGAGATATCAAAGCTGGAATTGGTATCTTGGCGGATTCCAATGGTAAGAGCCAAGTGGCGGTGGCGGCCTCTCAATTCTTTGTCTTTGATCCTAACGTGGAAGGTGGAGAGACGAAGCCTTTGTTTGCCATTGATAAAGGCAATGTCATTATCCCTAAAGCGTACATTGAAACGGCAACCATTCAGATCCTTAACGCTCAAACGATTGTTGCTGATGAGGTTAAAGCGGGAGTCAGTATCAAGTCTCCTGTTATTGAAGGCGGCTCGGTAACAGGCGGCTGGGCAGGATTTGGACCTGGTGGGCGTTTCAATGGTTGGCGAACCTACATTAATGCGTCAGGACAGATCTTTACTGATGGTATTAATGCGGTAAATGGCAGCTATGCAGGGCACTTGTACGCCACCAGTGGTGAAATGCAAAATGTCATCATTCATGAAAGTTGCAGGGTGCACGGAACGATTTATGCGAAAAAAATAATTGGTGATCTTGTTGCTATGAATGGCTACACACAAGGACCACATGAAAAGAGAGTTGATTATTATCAAGAAGTTGAAATAGGAAGATTTAGGGTAAGTGGTGGAGAGGATTATGATTTCCAGCGAACGATCATAATTCAAGATGGATGGAATACCGTAGCAGTGGATATGCAATATAAGTATTGGGCGGAAATTCGCGTAGTCTTAGATAATGGAAGTAATATCTATCATAGTCGTTTTGAGGTGGGTCGTAATCAGGATTATCTTGGTCTAGTTATATCACCAGTAGCTCTTACTATTCCTCCTAAATATTCAGGAAGCATCAGAATTTTGGTGAAAGGGCAAACGACGCGATTTTCAAAATTGGGAACGTCCTACCCGCTTGTGTGTATTTTTAGAAAAACAGATCAATTGGGGTAAAGTTAAGTACAAATGCAAATCAGTAAAAAAGATTGGTTGGGTACGGGGTTGCGCCAGAAGTTATTGCCCATCATTCAATCTACAGAGAAACGTAATCAACATACGTTCAGTGATGATATCGACAAGGCTCTATCGGAAGGTAGAGCCTTTTTGTTTATTGGCCAGGATGGTTTCTTTGTTTTAGAACCATTATCAAGCAAAGGCCTTGTGCGTATTAACATTATGTTTGCATTCAATTGGGGCGGGGATGCCATAAACCGCTATCAAACCATGATTGAGCGATTAGCGCGTGAAGCAGGGGCGCGGAGCCTTGAGTTGTACACGGCCGTAAAAGGTTTGGTTCCGTTACTTGAACAACACCAATGGCGCATGACGGGAAATGAGCCTGTCATGCATTGGGTGAAAACATTATAGAAGGAGTGGGATTATGGGTGGCGGTGGTGATGAAGTTCAAGAGACTGAAGCTCAAAAAGCAGCGGCTGAGGTTGCTGATAAACAATGGAATATTTACAACAACGATCTAAAGGGGTTTGAAGATACCTTTATCTCCCGTGTCGATGGGTTTAATTCGGCCCAAAATATGGCTGGCACTAAGCAAAATGTGGATTTGAACTACGCTTCTTCTTTCGGTAAGGCTCGGGAGCAGACCCATCAAAATCTTACGGCAAGTGGTATAGATCCCAGCAGTGCTAAATATCAGTCAACCATGAATGACATTCAGGTTGAACAAACCCTTGATCAAGCTGATACGGTAAACAGAGCTCAAACCGCTGAGCAAGATCGCTATCTGGGGGGATTGCAAGATGTGGTTGCACTGGGAGCTGGGCAAAAAGGCGAAGCATTAGCCGGAATGGGTGATGTGGCTGACAACAGTCTTCGCAAATCCATTGTGGATGCAGAAGATGCCTTTAACCGAAAAGCGGCCAATGCTCAATTGGCAGGCACCGCTATGGGGGCGGGGTTGAGATATGGCTTGCGCAATGTTGGTGATATTGGATGGGGGAAGACGTCGTTGAATGGCACTAGCGTTGATGGGGTTTCAACAATAAAGCCGATTAGCAATTATGATCATACTCAAAACCCGAATGGAACAATGATGGCATAGGTGGGCAATATGGGGATAGCAAACGACAAATATGCCGCGATCACTCGACAAATGTTTGATGATTGGGAGAAGCGATTCTTACCAAAACAATTGGAGTTGTTGCAAAAGGCATCGTCTGGTGAATTGGCAACAGAGCAAATCCAGCGTGTAGATGACAACATGAAAAGCTCCTTGCGCGCCGCTACACAATCTAACGCCAATGCACAAGCACGATTTGGGGTGGAGTCCTCTGTTGCAGATAACAGCGATCTGGCCCGGCAAGCTTTGGGTTTGGCGGGCGCAAAAAATGCAATTCGAGATCATGAGCGCGACCGCTCTCTTGGTGTGTTGTCTGGGGCAAGTGTTGGGTTGAGAGAAAAAATGAATATTGGAGGCGGTGTGTAATGTCGTATTCGATTTTAGATATGGGTGGCGATACCCGCAAGCAGGCTCTTTCTGGGTTGCGGGATGCGGCAAACAGAGAAACTGAGCGAGAAAATGCCAATAAGCAGCTCAAGACAGCAAAGCGAACGCGAACCATGAGCTCGATAGGCTCAGGCGCTACGATTGGGGCTATGGCAGGTGGTCCAATTGGTGCTGTGGTTGGAGGGCTTGGCGGTGCACTTATTGACGGTATTTTTGGTTAGGGGGTAAAGCCATGAAGTTAGATTCTCGCGGTGTGATGGATGGGGCAATGAAGGGCTTTGCCTTAATGGATAACTACTACGCTAACCAAGATGCTAAGACTGAGCGTAAAGAGGCCAAAGAGGAGAATACCCGTCGCTATGAAGAAGGCTTGCGCCGAGCCGATGAACAACTCAAACGAGAGCAAGACTGGCGCGAAGAAAGTGTTGCTCGTGATGAAAAGTGGAAAGAAAAAACATGGGAAAGAGACGAGGCTCGCTATAAGACGGAAAGAACGGATGCTCGCCGTCGCGAAGCTCGGGCTTCTCGATTGCAGCAAGCGCAGATCGACTTATCTCAATATCGTCTTGAACGAGAGAAAAAGGCGCAGTTTATCCAAGACAATACCTTGGCATTGGATCATGAATGGAAAGTTTATGGTGAAACGGGAGATCACAGTGAGCTTTTAGATAACCCCTACATTAAGGGCTCCTTCTTAGATCCTCGTACTTATACGCCCGAGAAAGTCAAAGCCTATGAAAACTTGAGCACGGCCATGCCCCATCTATTAAATGGTAGGGCAAAGATTGATGCGCTCATTCCAGATCTTGCAACGGTTTATCAAGACGATATTAGGAAAGTGATAGGGCAAAAAGACAGTAGTGGACAGAAAACCATTACCGATGCCCAGCTCTCTAATGTTCGTCTTGCCGCTGATATTAATCCCGAGCTTAAAGGTGATCAGCCAGGTCTTGTGTTTGGATTGAAAGTGACCTATGACGATGGAACAACAGCGGTCAAGCCTGTGACAGAAATGCGATCTTCTCATCCTGAAGATTCACCGCGAGTGATCCCCATAGAATCGGCCATGAAAGAGCTGACCGCTCGAATGAAATTGGCGCGTCTTGCCTCGACCAACCCGTATTACAGCAAGATATTTACTCCTGACTACGACAAAGGGCTCAAAGCGCTAGAGAAAGAAAAGCGCACAGCATTGCTGGATATTGAGAAGTCTTACAATAAAAGTTTGATGGAATTAGAGAAAAATGCGTTGGGCGGCTCTGCTTCCAAAGAGAGTATTGCTGCACTTAATGTTCAGCGAGAGGCTTCCATTGAACGTGTCAATGCGTTGTACGGTGTATCCCCAGAGCAGGCGCATACTAAAGACAATTTACAAGAAACCATTCATCAGTTTATTGCCGAAGATCCCAGTCGTCGCCAGCACTTTGATGAGTGGCATCAGTGGTTGGATTCAAACGGACGAGATCTTAGTCAAATATTAAACGATAAAGAAGATGCAGGACTTCAGTACTCGGCTTTTTTAGCCTGGAAGGCTGATAAGCAAGCCAGAGGAAATAACGAATTGGCCGTTCGAGAGGCGGGAGAGCGTAAAGGTGGGGTGAATCGAGGGCTGAGTGATGTGAGTACTTTATCTCCTCAGGTTGATTTGACTCAATATCAATCCAAGTCAAATGAAGCATTGATGTCTATGACTCAAGATGGAGATATGAATGCTTGGCGCGTTTTGATTGAAAGGCAAAACACGATGCGAGGCGGAGCGTCAGTTGCCCCTCTACCCGGAAAAACTACCTCTGAACAAAGGAGCATTGCTAAAGCTCGCATGGAAGAATATCAGCGATTAATGAAAGAAGGTCGTACAGAAGAAGCAAATAAGGCTCTTACAATAGGTGTTCTATAACTCTAATAAAATCATTCAAGGATACAAAGTGGTGTTTAATGGATTTGTATTGAGGGTTATTCGATTGATATGTCAGTTTAATCGTGGTGGGGTTGGCGTTGTGATCTTTTAAAGGTAATCTAAGTACACAATGGGAAAGTCGTAGCCGTTATCGGTTACGGCTTTTTTTTATGCTTTTTTTGGGGTCTTTATGGACAATAAATTATTGGGTGATGGCATTGCAACTAAGTCAACCATTGCAGCCAAAACCGACACCGCACCAATGGCTAACGCCGTCTCTTCTTCTGTCAATGAAGTGGACCGCTACTATCAACAACTAAAAAGCGGCAATTATGAAATGAAAGACGGTCGTTATGCGCCCCGTGATTTGGATGTGTCACTGGGCGATATGGCTAAATCGACCGCCGTTGGTGCGCTTGATTTATTTTCTGGATTGGGTGAAGCCAGTAAGCAACTCACAGGTTATGGTGCAGGACTGCGCGATTTGGCGGGCTCAGCATCGGATGTGGTTAAAGGGAGTATGTCAGAGGATGCCCAAACTGCGTTAACACGCTCTTTGGTTGCTGAAGATGAACACGGTGCTTTAATGGTGGGAGATGGCGCAGGTGATATCGATGTCTGGGCCATGAAGTTTGCCAATTCAATCGGATCCATGTTACCCGGTATGGCAGTAGGTGGCGGCGCGGGGTTAGCGACAAAGGCAACCGTGAGCGGGTTGGTTCGTTCGACCATGCTAAAACGAGGGGCAAGCGAAGCCATTGCCAATCAAGTTGCCCAAAAGACAACACAATACCTTGGTAAAGGTGCGGCAGTGGCTACTTTAACAGGTGGTAGTGCCGGTAGTGCTGCGCTGGGTGCTAAGGAGCAATTAAAATCATTGGGTGCTGGGTGGTTATCAAGAAACAGTACTAGTTATCAAGATATTGCTTTTCAGATAGAAAACGATCCTACTTCTGCGGCGTTATCAGCTGTAGAGAAGGAGAATTTGGCGATAGAGCGACTGGCCGATAACGTGAGTCAGCAAGTGAGCACCGATCCTAAAGTATGGGCAGCGGCGGTCGCTGGTACGATGGGAGATATGACGCTGTTTAAAGCCCTTGGTGGTCATGCGACTCAAAGTATCGTTAAAGGCTCATTGCGTTCTGCGGTAACTGAGGGGGGAACCGAAGCTATCGAGGAAGGTGTTCAGCGCTACGGTGGTAATCAAGCGTTAAACGATCAAGCACAAGCTGACATTAATCCAATGCAGGGTGTTAAGGCCAGTGCCATTGAAGGCGGTATTTTAGGTGTGGGTGTCGGTGGTGTTACGGGTGCTGTCGGTGGTGGTGTGGGTCAATGGCGAGGGAGAACATCACCGAATGATGAGGCAGAAGCGGGACCTGAAACCACCGATGTAGATGTCTCAGCCACGGCGAATGCAGGTTTGGTTGAACCCGAGATTAATCCTGTAGACTTTGGTTTAACCCAAGAGCAGGCTCAGATGATACTTTCTCCCGATCCAGATCTGCTTCATGTTGGGCTACCATCGAAAGGGGATAAGTTGACGCGACAAGAAATGGAGAAAGTAAAAGCGCGAAGAGAGTACCAAAAGACCTATAACGCACTGATTAATACCGATGGGGCAAAAGCGTTTGCCACGGCCCATAAGAACAAGACAAATGCCCAGCAGCCGATTAATGCACAAGAGGTCAATCAGCAACAGGGTAATATCGATGTATCAGCCACGGTTAATGCTGGGCCCATAAATAAAGTAAGAACGCAACCGCGACCACAACCTCACTCCCAACAAAAAGCACCCAACCCTAAGGATTTTGGCTTAACAGACAGCGAAGCCAAACTTCTTCGTGAATTTACCATTAACGATGACGGTGCTCTCGCTCTTGATGGCAGCAAACTATCAAATGAAGATAAAGCGCAATACCTTAAAAAACTGGCTGAGCGTTATAAGAAAAACCCAACGTTATCTCATTTATTAAAATCCGATAAAGCAAAAAGCTATCTTAAACAACATAAAGAATACAGCGAGAGGCGATACCAAAATACTCAATTGCAAGAGCCGCAGGCTCCTCAGCCGAAGGATTACGGGTTGACGGAGGAAGAGGCTGAAATGATAACCGATCCCGATCCGGTGTTAATGGAAATGAAACTGGGTAAGGGGGAGAAGCCAACGGCTGAGCGATTGAGGCAACAACAGGCAGCCGATAGTTATAGGAAAAGGGTGAATGCGTTATTAAGATCTGAACAAGGAAAAGCGTTTCTTAATGCTGAGGGGGGACACCGAGTTTATACCGGACGGCGAGATCGAGCTCTGCGTGATATTGACAAGGCTGGAATGGTCGCTAATCATAAACAGCCACAGCCACAGCCACAGCCACAGCCACAGCCACAGCCACAGCCACAGCCACAGCCACAGCCACAGCCACAGCCACAATTTGATGCTAACCTCGATACTGAAATCCAAGAGTTTGCCCGTCGAAAGGTGGAAAAAGAAGACAATGAGTATTTGAAGTCATTAGCTGAGCAGCGATTTGGCCATGATTATCAACCATCAGCAGCGGCAAGATCTTTACGAGAGGCGCTTGGTATTGATGCTCAAGAATTGGCAGACAGAGATCGTGGTATTGCAACACCTAAAGAGACGCCACCTGCGCAGCCTACTATTGATGCCATTAGACAGCAATTTCTTGCAGACAATAAACGAGAAGATCAAAAGAGCAAGCTTAAAAGAACGGGTAGTTCTGAGTTTTCTTCTCGCTCAAATCGCATGAAAATGCTGGAAGAAGGCAAGAAACCCATTCGTTATTTTGACTATGAACAAAAAACGAAGCGATTGCAAAAAAGGCTGCAGCGTTTACATGTTCCTCGTAAAACATCGGATGAAATCCTGAGTGAATTTCGAAATCATGAGAAGCGACTTGAGGCGTTTCGGTTAGAAGAGGCCCGAAAGCCTGAAAACCAAGCAAGACGAAAGCACGCTGAGTCGTTATTTGAACCTACCCCTACCACTTTGTTTAAAACCTTTGAGCAAAACTCACTGACTCAAGCACTAGATCGCGTTTCTGCTATTGCGCAGCGGGATGAGTTAAGCCCTGAAACTCAAGAGGGTATTCGAGCGTTTATCGCCAAGCGTGAGGCAGATGAAACCGCAAAGGTCCATCATGATCGCACTATCATCGACGACGCCATCTCCATTATTCAACATGAAGTACAAGCAGGTAATACACAATTAAAAGGGATCCGTCAGGCGTACCGTCGAGCAGGGTTAACCGCCAAGCGTGTTAATAAGGCCGTGATAAGTGAAGGTGTAGCAAAGAGCCTGGTTGAGTTTGAAAAACAAACCGCCAAGGATGTGAAGCAAGGGGGCGAAAAACACGATCAGCCCCAGAGCTTACCCGATTTAAATGTTAATGCGTCAAGCGCTAAGACTGATTTGTCGGTAGAAGAGAGTGTCATTGATAAGGCAAGTACGGTCATTAGAGAGGTGTTTGAAAAGAATGGCGGCTCACTAAAAGGGATTCGTACTGAATATAAAAATGCAGGCATTACGGCAAAACACGTTAACGATGCTGTTATTGCGGCAGGTATTGCCGATAATGTGTCTCAGTTTGAGCGGCAGATCAAATCTGATCTCATTAAAGCCAAAGACAATCAAGAGGTAAGTGACGATGACAATGACAAGCGAGTACATAGCAGCAATACGCAAGCGAGTGGAAGAGGCGCCAGAGGTGGGCGAGACGTACAACATTCTGTTGGTGAACGAGACGATTCAGGCGTGGGAGATGCACCATCCCGACATGGTGGAGAGACTGAACGCGATCAATCTACTGGAGGAGTACGCGATTTATTGTCAACTTCAGATGTGGGAAGAGCAAGATCTTCTGGAGCGCTCGGGAATGACACCCAGCGAAGCGAAGTTGATCGCGATGCGCGAACACATGATGATGGAGCCCGACGAGGATTATTAACGCCTTCGACTCAAAATGCGTCGAATTACCACATTGACGATCCTAAAAAATTAATTGGTGGCACAGCTAAGGCCAGATTTAAACGCAATCAGTTGGCGTTGGCCGTACGTGAGAAAATCTCAAATGGCGAGCCTTTAACAGAGAGCGATCGCGATGTTATTGCGGCGTATTCTGGATGGGGCTCATTTGGTCAAGAGCTTTTTAATGGCACCTGGAATACACCTCATCCCAAAGAAGGGTGGGAGAGCGAAAGCCAATGGTTGCGTGAGCAATTAGGGCAAGAGGCTTGGAATTCCGCGCAGCGCTCCATTTTGAACTCTCATTATACCGATCCTGTGACGGTTTCCAGTATGTGGACGATGGCTCGCAAGCTGGGGTTTAAAGGTGGGCGAGTGTTAGAGCCTGCTATGGGGGTGGGAAATTTCTTTGCGTTAATGCCTAAAGCGTTGGCGGCGAAAAGTACCTTAACTGGCATTGAAATGGATTCAGTAACGGGTGAGATGGCCAAAGCCCTGTATCCGGATGCCAACATTCAAATCAAGCCCTATCAAGACAGTAAAACCGTGGATGGGTTTTATGACTTAGTCATTGGTAACTGGCCGTTTCACAAGGATGGCCCAGCCGATCGTCGTTATTTAAAATTGGCCCCTTCTCTTCATGATTATTTCTTCCTAAAAGCGTTAGATCAAACTCGAGCCGGAGGATTGGTGATTGGCATTACCAGTGCCGGAACTATGGATAAGAAAGGGGCGGCAACCCGAGCGGAAATCTCTAAAAAAGGCAAACTGATTGCAGCGTTTCGCCTGCCAACTGGGGCGTTTAAAGAGTATGCCGGAACCAATGTTGTCACCGATATTCTTATTTTACAAAAGCGCGATAAGCCCTTAGCTCAAGCCACAGATGGGTGGTTAAGCTCTAAGCCTGGCTTGACGAGCAGTAGTGATATTTTTGTCAATGAATATTTCCATCAACACCCCAGCCATATTTTAGGGCAAATTGAGGCGACAAAGACCTCAGCGTATGGAAAACCAGTATTGGAAGTGAAGCGTCCAACGGATGCTAAGTTGAAAAATCTTCTCACCAACACCGTCATAGAGCTGTTGCCTGCCAATATCATGACCCAAGGGAAGCGCGATAGCATCAGTTACATCAGTAATAATACCGATGAACGACAAAATGCCATTATTTTGCAAGACGGTCAGTTGCATGTGGTGCAAGGAGAGCACTTAGCTAACCTTTCTGATTTATCAAAACATAAGGTTAAGTCCGAGCAAGAAACACAACGTCGAGAAGATGAAATAAAAAGTTTGATAGCCCTTCGTAAAACGCATGGCGCCTTGCTTGATGCCGAGCGAGATGATGCGCCAACCGTAGACAGCTATCGCACCCTATTAGCTAAGCAATATCGCCATCATGTAAAGCAGTACGGCAAATTAAACAGAAAAGGACGCGGGTTTACAGCGCTGAAAATATTTAAAGATATTGGTGATCCCTTTTATTACAACCTAGCTGCGCTTGAGGTGGGAGAGGATTTAACACCTGCCGCCATTCTCTCTAAACGTATTTCGCGTGGTAGCGCTAAGATAAAGGATCCAACCATTGCCCAGGCGTTTGTTTTATCTCGCAACAACACCTTAGGTATTGATTTACAGAAAATAGCGACGCTTGCTAATCAATCCATTGATGAGGTTAAAACCGAGCTCACCAAGACGGGGGCTATATTCAAGCTACCTGATGGTCACTATGAGGTTTCAGATATTTATCTATCCGGTAATGTGCGCCGTAAGCTGCAAGAAGCGATAGAGGCCAAAGAGTTAGGTGATGCCGATATGGAGCAAAATATCCGCGCTCTAGAGAAAGTGTTACCCCCAGATACGCCCTATCACAATATTGAAGTTCGCTTAGGGGCGGGTTGGATACGTCCTGAAATCTATAAGCAGTTTGTTTTGGACTTAGCCGGGCTTGAAGGCAGTGATGTGCGAGCCGCCGATCTCAATGTGGGCTTTAGAAATGGTGGGTGGTCGGTTAAACCGGGGTCTCGCATTAATCAAGCGGCAAACTCAACACGATTTAAAACAGATAGACGAGGCTTTAATGAGCTCGTGCAGGCCGCCTTTAATAATAAAACCATCAAAGTCTATTCAGAAGATAGAAATGGGGCAAAATTTTTAGATACCGCCGCTTCAGATGATGCCAATAACGTGGTGGCGCTCATTCGAGAAGAGTTTGAGGATTGGGTGTGGAAAGATCCAGCAAGACGCATTGAACTTGAAAAAGATTACAACAATACCGTCAATGTTAATGCGACGCCCTCCTATGATGGCTCATTTATGGATTTCCCTGGTATGGCGTTGCAACTGGGGGATAGCAAGTTCAATTTAAGGCGCCATCAAGTCAATGCGATTTGGCGCGGTATTGCGCAAAAACGTGGGCTCTATGCTCATGAAGTGGGCACGGGTAAATCCTTTACCATTGGCGGAATTGCCGTTGAATCTCGCCGCTTTGGATTGGCGAAAAAGCCGTTAGTGATTGCTCATAACGCGAACTCAAAAGCACTTGCTGGAGACATAACAACGATGTATCCAGGTGCAAAAGTGCTCTACATTGATAACCTCAGCCCTGCCACCATTGATTTAAAATTGCGTCAGATAGTGAATGATGACTGGGATGCCGTTGTTATTCCTCACTCGCTTATCGATAGGTTCTCATTAACAGAAGATACCTTAATGGGAATGGCTCAAGATGAAATCCTGGAAATGGAGCAAGAAGCGATAGAGGCGGCAGAAGAAGGTGATAGTGAGCTATCCATCAGCGATATGGATGTGTTACTGGATGCGCCTGACTCCCAAGAGGCGAAAACAATCCGAGGCAAGCTACGCTCTCCTACTGCTAAGCAATTAGTGGCGACACGCAATAAAATCATCGAGACCATTAGAAAGCAAGCCCTTCGCTCTTCAAAAGAAAATGCCATTAGCTTTGAAGATCTTGGTATCGATATGATCATCATCGATGAGGTGCATGAATTTAAGAAGCCGCCAATTCGAACTAAAATGGCCATGAAAGGGTTAAACAAACAAACCTCGAATCGCTCCCTTCAATTAAAGTTTTTAACCGATTTTGTGAAACAAAAACGAGGTGATGGTACCGGGGTTCACTCATTTACGGGTACGCCGTTAACCAACACATTAACAGAGCTCTATCACCACCAACGTTATGTGATGGATTGGGATATGGAGCGTGAAGGCATTAAGGATTGGGACCAATGGTTTAATACCTTTGCAGGCGCGACCACCGATGCCGAGCTTAATCAGGCGGGAGAGTATGAGCCTGTCACGCGATTGGCGCAATTTATTAACTTACCCGAGTTAAGGCGGACGATTGCCCCTATTATGGATATTGTTTTTGCTGACGATATGCCGGAATTTGCACCAAGGACGACTTCTAGTGGCAAAACACTCAACGATCCTACGCTGACCGATAAAGAACGAGATTATCTCATTAACGGCCGCACAGAGACCCCAACAGGACGCCCTTATAAGAAAATCATTAATGACACTGCTGAAATGGGACCCATTCAGGAGGCCGAGCTTGCCGAGATACAATCACTTTCTCGTCAGTTTAAAAACGCAACGGGCAAAGAGCGTTTGGCCATGCTTAAAAACGGTCATCCCGCTTCGCCGATTTTATTGGAAACGCGCGCGGCAAAGGCTGGATTGGATATCAGACTAATTGATAATCACCACCCGGATGAGCCATTAGGTAAATCAAACCGAGTGGTTAATAATCTTCTCGATATTTATCAATCAAGCCCTCATGCCGCTCAAGCTGTTTTTGTACAAATGGGTAACTCTGATAGCACTACGCGAAGTCGAACGGTTAATGGAACCAAAATTAAGACCAAAGTGAAAAACTTTAATTTGGTCAAAGAGATTAAAGAAAAATTAATCGCAGGAGGGATCCCCGAACATGAGATAGCCATTGTCAAAGGGGATACCAAAGCCGAGGAGCGCAAAAAGATTGCTGATGCGATGAATGATGGCGGCATACGGGTTGTTATCGGAAACACGCAAACGCTGGGTGTGGGCGTTAATATGCAGCGTAATTTAAGGGCTATGCACCATCTTGATGCGCCGTGGGAGCCGGGCTCATTGGAGCAGCGTAATGGGAGAGGGCACAGACAAGGTAATACTTGGAATACGGTTCTTGAGTATCGTTACATTACAGAGCGCTTGGATGGGCGTCGCTGGCAAGTATTGTCGGTTAAAGATAACTTCATTAAAGGGTTCTTGAAATCGAAAGGTGAGCAACGAGTGCTTGAAGGTGATGCGGTGGATGAATCCGAAAGTGTTTTAGAAACCTTATCACAAGCGGCAGGCGATCCTCGTTTGTTTATTCGCACCAAGCTTGCAAAGGAAGTTGAGCGATTGCAAAAGCGCGAACGATTACACGCTCAATCGGTGTATGACGCTAAGCAAAATAAATCAAAGTACCAGGAAACACTGGCTCGCTTGCAAGAGGCGTCCACCCAAATGCCAGAGCTTAAAGCTTGGCTTGAAAGCGGCAGTCAAATGACATTAGGTGGTCGTAGTGTAGGGTTGAAAAAAGCCAATGAAACGCTATCACGTCTCATTGAGAGTAGTGTTAATGGGGGGCAGATAGGGGCCATAGGTGATTTTAACCTTGTCTTTAACCCTGGATGGAAAAGTCACTACTTAGAAGTTCATGCACCTAACGGGTTAGTTATCGCACGAACCGAAACCTTTAGTCTCAATGCTCTGAAAGCCAATATCCGAAATGCCATTAAAAATCTGCCTTCGTACATCAGAGAAGAGAAACGTAACTTAAATTCTGCTCAAGAGGCCATTGATGCTCCTTTTGGTAGAGCGCAAGAATTGGCGCAAAAAACACAAAAATTACATGCGCTTGAGCAAGATCTTGCGAAAAACCCAACACCGCCGCCGCTGTGGTTACGAGATGGCGCGCCTATATCGACATCGGTGTTTTATAACGGGCAAGAATATGAAGTGGTCGGGCATCGATGGGGCGAGAGTGACTTTTATGTGTTGGCTGATAATGGGAAGGGTGAGATAGATATACCATACCTTAGTGCACAGGATGCGCAAGGTATGGCTATTTATGAGCAGCATGATTTTGAAGCACCTGGTGCGGTTGATAAAATCGATAATGCACCCCAAACGGGTGAGCAAACACAAAAAGCCTTGGATGATACGCTATCTGATCCGGTCTTTTCGCGGAGTCTTCTTGGCGACCGTATGAATGACAAAGAAAGTATCACGAGGATCACCGATGACCGTCAGGCCATTGCGGTCCGTAGATGGGTTTCGCTCATTCTCCGGGATATAAATGCTAATTGGCTTTCCGGCTCTGACGATGTTGTGGTTGTTTCGTCTGAGCAGCACCTTCCTGATGCGATAAAAAACAAAATAGATAGAGATGGCGCCAATAATGAGATAGAGGGCGTATATTACAACGGGATCACTTATCTGGTTGCGGATAAACTCCATGATAAATCCTCAGTAGAAAGAGTGTTATTCCATGAGTTTATAGGACACCACGGTATTCGAAAAGTTTTTGAAGGGAAGGTGGTTGAAAAAGAGTTAAATAAAATATGGAAAAAGCTGGGCTCTGAAAAACAATTATTGAAGATTGCCAAAGAAATGGATATCGATCTCACCGCTTATATCGAGTCCTACAACCGTGCGTACTGGAACAAAGAGATCACATTAGAGCAGAGGCAGGCTTCTATTGTAGATGAAATGATTGCGCACATGGCGGGCAGTAAGCGATTTTCCTCTAATTGGAATCGATTGGTGATTGTGATTAAAGAGTGGCTTCGAAATCATGGATTCCCAAATCTCGCCAAATACGGCAAAGCTGAGCTTATTGAGTTAGTGTCTCAGGCGCAAAAAGCGGCATTGGAAAATACTCATTCTGAGATTAGCCGCGAGCGTAAGCAGACCGATATTCGCCGTAACATTGGCTATCCTGGCGATGATATTCAATTTAGTCGAAAGGACGCCTTCAATGAACCCATGCCTGTTCAAACATTGCAAGATATTCTGAGTAAAGCGGATGGTAATATGTTTGATATTATCAAGGATAAGGTAAGCGGCTTTGGTATCGATAAGTTAAAAGATAATAAGTACGCATTGCTTACCTTAGATCAGCTTGCTGAATTGGGTAAAAAACGCCTTCCACCCATAGCGCATTATGAGCAAACCGTTAGAGAGATGGAGACCACTCAGAATTTATTGATTGAAGATGTTGCCAATTTAACGGAAGAGGTACGGGCGTGGGCGCAAAAAGATTCTAAAACGGCCGATAAGCTGTTTGAGATGATGCACCAAGCGACATTATCCGGTGTTGATCCCTCAAAACCATTTGAATCTATGACGGAAATGCTTCAACAAGAAGCGGATCGTCTGCACCGCAGATTGAAATCCACCAACAGTAACAATGCCGAGCTGACTAATCGACGAAATGAAATTTTAGAGGCCATTAAAAAAGAGCCACTTAGACGTCAGGAGCACGCAAGATTAAGAGAGCGGTATTCTAAGCTACCCAAAGATGCGCAGCGTCATTTTGATAGCATGAAGCATCATTATACGGCTCAGCGAGGACGAATGAGACTCGCGTTGGAGGCCAGTATTAAGCGTGCTCAGCTTGATGCGTCAGTAAAAAAAGAAATGGTGCGTAATATTCGCTTTGATCATGAACGAGCTGAAAAAGAGCTGTATTTCCCGTTGGCGCGTTTTGGGGATTACTGGATTGATGTTGCCGATGAAAATGGCGAACGCACGTTTATGATGTTTGAGACGCAATCTGAAATGGAGCGCAAGCTCAAGGCGCTGGAAGGGGCTGGACTGAAACCCACACATGGCACTCGTTTACATGAGCTTCAGCAGCTTGATGGGGCATCCATGGGGTTTGTGACTGACTTAATTAATAACATTAAAGGCATTAAGAATCTTAATAACGAATACAAAGAAGAGATAGCCGATACCATTTACCAGTTGTATTTAAGCTCAATGCCCGATAGGTCAATACGAAGAGCCTTTATCCACCGTAAAGGGGTTGCGGGATTTTCCAATGATGCAATTCGAGCGATGGCTGATCAGGGTTTTAAACAATCGAGACAGCAAGCCCGATTAGAGCACATGGATGAGTTGGAAATCAGTCTTAAGGCTATGAAAGATATCACCGAATCTTCCAACAGCGTGGAATCAGGTCGAGTCTACAATGAAGTGGTGAAACGCCATGGCTGGGTACTAAATCCTGCTCGCTCTCCGGTTGCACAGAAGCTAACCAGCTTAGGCTTTGTGTGGATGTTGGGATTATCTCCTGCAAGCGCACTCACTAACTTAACCCAAAGTCTTATTATTGCTTTGCCAATGATAGGAGCGCGACACGGTATGGCTAAATCCAGTCTCGCCATGACCAAAGCAAGTCAGGATTTTATGGCGGGCATATCAAAAAGATTGAAATCAGGGGATGCCTCACACGGGATTGTTGGCCATGTGTTGAATGGCCTTGAGAAGAAAGCGATCAGAGACGCTATCTTGGCCGGGTGTATTGATACTACGCAAGCGGCAGATTTAGTGGGATTGGCTGAAAACCCAAGTGCCAAATATAACGGTACCTACAACAAAGCGATGAACATCATTGGCTGGGCATTCCATCATGCGGAAGTGATGAACCGTGAAGTGACATTTTTGGCAGCTTATCGCTTAGAGTACGCCCAAACTAAAAATCATGATGACGCTGTGCAAAAGGCCATTCGATTAACGAACAAGGCGCACTTTAACTATGGCTCTCTTAATCGAGCACGCTTTATGCAGGGGGATGTGGCAGCGGTTGCCCTTCAGTTTAAGCAGTATGCTCAAAACATGATTTATTACTTGGTGGGTAATCTCTATAACGCTTTTCGAGCAAAAGACATTTCAAGAGAAGAAAAACGTGTTGCGAAAAAACAGCTGCTTTGGACATTGGGTGTGACTTTTGGGATTGGTGGACTTGGGGCTCTACCGCTCAGTGGCCTTATGGTTGCAGCAAGTGCGGCTCATGGTCTATTTGGTGATGATGATGACCCCTTTGATCCGGAATCAGAATTAAAGCAGATGTTGTCCGATTATTTTGGCTCTGATATTGCCTCTTCTCTTTGGTATGGCTCTGTACCGTCTTTATCTTCTCGTATCTCTTTAGATGGCTTAATTTGGCGTGATGTGAACCGAGATGAAACGCCTGGGGATTTTTATCAATCTGCACTGATGCAGTTATCTGGGCCGGTGGTTGGTGGTATTGGGCTGTCTATCGCAAATGGTCTTGGTGATATTCATTCGGGGCAGGTGTCGCGTGGCGCTGAAAAAATGGTACCAAAAGCGATAAAGGATATCCTCAAAACGGTGCGATACACTCAAGAGGGCGGTGTAGTCAATAAATATGGCAGTCCATTGATTGATGATTTGAGTGCTTCTGAAATTACGCAACAAGCGCTGGGATTTACGCCTGGTCGAGTCTCTATGCGATATGACCAGAATAGCGCACAGAAGGATGCAGACATTCACGTTAAAAATAGGCGCTCTCAACTGATGGCGGCTTACTACATGGGATGGCGTGATGGTGATCCTTCGGATTTGAAAACGGTTATGACAAAGATACAGACATACAATCGCTCTAAATGGGGTCGAATGATGCCAATTAAGGGTGTTGACCTGCAGCGTTCAATCCGTCGTCGCCAAATGAATCTGGCGGAATCTAAAAATGGGATGAAGTTGAATAGGAGGCTGTCAGAGTTAACTAAAGAGTTAGAGTATTTTTCAAATTAAATAATGACCTTTATCACAAGGATGTGAGGTCTAGTAGCCATGATATGAACCAGATCATCGAAGTGCCTAGTCATTCACATAAGCGGGATAGCTACCTGAAAGAACTGTTGAGTTAGCAATTTCAAACTCGTTTGTGCCCCATTGTTGGTTTCTTCAAAAAGCATACGCTCTATAGCTGGGTGAATTTTGGCCAAATATATCTAATCTGCCTCTACATCTCAAAGTATGATAAATGAGCACCGTTGTATGGTTCTTCCTTCAAATTAAAACGTCGATTTTATCATATGAGTCGTCCTAAATTGGTTAAGAGAGTTTTAGGTGCTTATAGATAGTTAACTCACAAGTTTTACGTGTCCCAGACTTAATAAAATGAGATAATCAAACAAATGATACATATTATGAAGGTAAATTTGTGGCAGTAAATAGAGATAAAGTTGACATTTGGAAGTCAGACGTTGCCAAGTCTGTTGATTTTTACAATGACTGGTTTATGACGTTTGCGCCCAAGGCGTTTAGGAAAACTCGAATTAAAACCACTAAGCAAGTTGAAGAAGCCCTTCAACGGACGGAAAACTTAACTAACATTAAACCTAGTACGCTTCAATGTCATCCTTCTGTGTTGCCAATGCTTCGAATGACCACATGCCCACCTATTGCCCGTGACCGTCTTATTGGTTTAGCTGGAGTGTCTCCCAACTTAGTGAAGTCCATGGAAAAAGACGGACGCGTTCCACCAAAAATGAAAAAAACGGAATTGGACAAACAACTGGATATGATCGGAAAGATTATAGAAAAGATGGCTGACCCCGATATTTTCGTTTGGAAGGACCGTGGTGATTCAGGGACTAAAGAAGAAGTTCGCAGAGCATCAACAATCGTTGCTGACCGTCTTTGTGGTGCGGTTGCTGATCCTATCATCAGAAATGCTCAAGAACAGCGTCAACTTGCTGCGATGAAAACATGGCTTGAAGCCCGTGGGTATCGTGAATTGAATTCGGGCGAAGCTGAAGATTGGCTCTCTATGCCTAATGGCACTTTTTCATTCCGATTCAATGTACTAGTAAACCAAGGAGATGATGGTAAGCAAGTTAATATACCGGTAGATGCAGTAATCATGCGTAAAGATGCTAAGGAAGGAGACTTTCCTGCGCTGTTTGAAGCTAAGTCTGCAGGTGACTTTACTAACACGAATAAACGTCGCAAAGAAGAAGCTATTAAGATTCAACAGCTTCGTCATACATATGGTGAAAAAATAACGTTTGATTTATTCCTATGTGGTTATTTTGATTCAGGTTATCTTGGATATGAAGCAGCTGAAGGTATTGATTGGGTTTGGGAACATCGTATTGATGATCTAGCACAGTTCGGGTTTTAAAATGAATATCGATAAACTAGAAAAACAACGCCAGATTCTACAGACGGAACTTGATGGTCAAAAGAGCCAAGAAGAACGCAACATCATGGGACAATTTTCTACACCTAATATGTTGGCTAATGACGTTCTAGCTCATGCAAAAAACATTTTCCCTAAACGTGGAAATGTTCGATTTCTTGATCCTGCATTTGGTACGGGGTCGTTTTACAGTGCATTGAATAATGTATTTCCAGAATCTCGTATTGAAGCGGCAACTGGTTTTGAAATTGATGAGCATTACGGTAAACCGGCTTTAAAGCTATGGGAAGGATCTGAACTTAATTATCAACTTGCCGACTTCACGAAACAAACTCCGCCGGCTGAAGATGAAAAATATAATCTAATTATTTGTAACCCGCCGTATGTTCGCCATCATCACATAAACGGTCAAAAGGAACGGCTTCAAGCTAAAGCACTTGAAGCTGCAAATATGAAACTGTCTGGCTTGGCTGGTCTATATTGCCACTTCATGGCGTTAGCACACCCATGGATGAAGAAAAACGGCATTGCAGGTTGGTTAATACCCAGTGAATTCATGGATGTTAATTACGGTCAGGCAGTGAAGGATTATTTACTGAAAGAAGTAACACTTCTTCAGATTCATCGATTTGATCCAAATGATGTACAATTCGATGATGCCCTTGTTTCATCCGCTGTTGTTTGGTTTAAAAATAAGAAGCCGATAAGAAATCATAAAGTAAAATTCACATATGGCGGACAGATCGATGCTCCTTTACATGAAAAAGACGTTAGCGTCACTGTATTAGAAAAAGAAAGTAAATGGACAAGATTCCCGTTATCTGAAGAGCGGGAAGAAAGCAATGCGCCAAGATTAAATGACTTTTTTGCTGTTAAGCGTGGTATAGCAACCGGTGATAACAAGTTCTTTGTTCTTACACGTGAACAAATTGAAAGCCGTAGATTACCACTTGAACAATTTCGCCCAATTTTGCCCAGTCCGCGATATCTCAGTTCAACTGAAATTAATCCTGATGAAAATGGTTATCCAGAAATTGAAAATCAGATATTTGTCCTTGACTGTAAGCTACCACTTGATGAGGTGAAACGGAATTATCCTGAACTTTATAAATATCTTGAAGAAGGTATTCAAGCGGGTGTATCTGAAAGGTACTTGTGTAAAAAACGTAAGATTTGGTATTCACAAGAACAAAGATCTGAAAGCCGTTTCTACTGCACGTATATAGGACGTTCAGATAAAGAAGGGAAAAAGCCATTCCGTTTTGTTTTAAACAGATCAAAAGCAATTGTCTCAAATTCATATTTGATACTTTACCCCAAGCCATTTTTAGAAAAAGAAATTGAAAAAAGACCTGAATTGAACGGTCAGTTGCTTCAAGCATTAAACCAGATAACAGGGAAAGCAATGACAGATGAGGGACGTGTTTACGGCGGTGGTATGTATAAAATGGAACCCAAAGAGCTTGCTAACGTACCAGCTAATGAAATTAATGCACTCATTAGATAA